CTTAATTCTTTCGAGAACCAATAAAAGAGGCTACATAAAGCAACCCAATACACAATATTATATAAATCCATTCAATCATTCTTCTTCTTCGTGTATAAACAAAACTTTTGTTGATTGTTTACATTTAGTAGGACTTTGTTGGCACATCCATTGATTTGTTTGTATGTTTTTGAGTGGTTCCTTACACTCATCACATCTATTGACTTTTTTTCTCATCTAAAATCTCCTGTACTATTGGTATAAATTCTTTTATTAATCTCGTGGAAAGTACTGCTAGCCAAACCAATACACCAATAGATATAAGTGAGACTGTAAGTACTAATATGATTTCTGTCATGATACCTCCTTTCGAGGCGACTGATTACATTTGTGTTGAGAGTGCGGAGAGTGTGCCTACAACGACAACCCATCCTGCGAGTTCCTGTCTTGAAATCTTTGCGTTGACTTTTTCGTGGAGCGAGTCAATACGCTCATTGAGTTTATCTTGTCCTTCTAAAACCATCAGTAGCATTTCCTTTTGTGTTAAGCCGTTATTATTAGTGCTACTCGGCATTAGATTTTCCCAACACAGTATTCTGAGCCATATTTACAATTACATATTTGTACATAACTTTGGTCAGATTTTTTATAAATTTTACACATAATTATTTTTTCTTTGGTTTATCCATTATAGCAAAGGATTCGTTTATCTCTTCTAATGTTATTTTACCATCGTCTATATATGCTCTAGCTAAGGATTCAGCTACCTTAATAACTCCTAAGCTACCTGCTAAGAGTACGGAACTTACTGTGTCCACGCCTATAAGCGAACCAGCGCCTATTACTGCAAGACCGTTAGCTATAAACACAGCAAGCATCCGCGCTATAATAATCTTAATCTTTTGAAATTTTGTTGCTTTAGCTGGCATTAGTCTCTTATGTATATAGTAAGTAACCATACTGTTACGGATACAAGTATTGCAATACCTACAATGTCCTGTGCAGAACCTGTAAGTGTAAACCATGCGATAAAGAAACCTAAAATGGTAAAAATCTGTGCAATAGATTCTTTAATAGCGTCTATTACCCATTTACCAATAAACTTAAGATTCTTTACTGATATGACATATTTTATTAATTCAAAAGGAATGCCTAATACCTTATATAAAAACTTTATTAATTTCTTAATCATTTAAAATCTCCTAGTCATTAATGCACCCGCTTGTGCAATTATCTGAGACGCAATGATTACTGGGACGACTACTTCCTGTGCCTTTTCCCTTTGGTCACTGGTCATGTCTTGTCCAATAGTACTGATATCCAACTCTACTAAGTTTACATCAAAAATCTGTTGAACGGGGTTTTCTAGAAATGCTTCTATTTGTACCTCAGTAACGACATCAGCAAGTGTAAACTCTTCTACATCGGAACTAGCAATTGACCTTTCAACAAATTCATCTAATGCTTGTGCTGTATTTTCATCTGTCGCAGCTTGTTCTGCAATGATTGTAAGGTCTTCTGAGGCTTCTTCTTCTGTGAAACCTAGTACTTGACCTACCTCAGTTTTTTCTTCCTCAGTTAGTTCAGCTACAGTTTCTACTTTGGTAACTTCTTTAACAACAGCTTGGACTATCTTCTGTGTAGTCTTATCTGCATTACCTAGGTTTTGTATCTTGGTTTCTGCAACTGCTTGGACAACTTTAACCTTTTCTTCTGTAGGTAATTCTGCAACGGCTGCCTCGACTTTTTCTGTAAGCTCTTCGTCTGCTTTTTCTTCTGCTTCAAAAACTTCCTCCTCTGTCAAACCTTCGGTATCGATAGGTTCTTCTTCTACTATCTCAATAGTAACAACTTCTGCAATAGCTTCTTCAGTTTCCTCAACTAAAATTTCTACTTCTTCTTCAGTGAGTTGTACCTCTTCGTCTCCCTTATCACTAGGAAGTGGCTCAACCTCAAGTATCTCGTCAACTTCTTCATCTGCAAAATCTTCGATGATAGGTATAGGTTGTAGTCGTGGTGCTCGTAGTAGTAGGAGCAACAATAATAACTTCTTTAAACTCAAAAACTTCTTCTTCAACTTCTATAACCTCTAATGTTTCTTGTAACTCTTGTATTGTATCAACTAATACTTTTAAATCTTTTTTTTCATCGTCAGATAAATTATCAGTATCTACATCTTTAAGTATAGATTGTTCTAATTCTTTTTGTATTTTAGCTTCTTCTTCAGCTTCAATACGAGCTAACTCTGCTAACTCAGCTTGGATTCTAGCTTCTTCTTCTAAACGGAGACGCTCTTCTTCAGCTAAACGCTCTTCTTCTGCAATACGCTCTGCTTCAATACGAGCCTCTTCTTCAGCTTTTTCTTGAGCTATGCGAGCCTCCTCAGCCTTACGAGCTTCTTCTGCCTTACGAGCTTCCTCAGCTTTCTCTGCGGCAATACGATTTTCCTCAGCGATACGAGCTTGTTCGGCTTCATAAGCTGCTTGAGCAGCCGCATCTGCATCGTCTTTAGCTTTTTGATTAAAGACAGTTAGTGTCGGTTCGGTAGAAAAAGCACTATAAGCATTATCATCAGAGCTATAACCTCTAACTGAAAATTCCCAAGTTCCATTAGTAATGCTTGCATAAGGAATAGTATATTCGGTTTCCGTTATGTTATAAACTATTATTTCATTTTCAGCACTTGTTCTATAGTACAGTTCATAAGTTTCAGCAGTTAGAGTTCCTGTATTTGCTTCATCCCAATCTACCTTTACACCTACATTGTATTCTTGAGTTACTGCTGTATTCATTGGAGGTCCTAAGAACGCAGGAATAGTTGTTGTAGTTGTAGGAGTAGTAGCATTAACTGTTATTTGAACAGGACTAGTTCCTTGATTCCCATGACACCAGCTACCATTTTGTGTGCAAGCATAAAAACTAAACCAATAAGTTCCTGCTGTTATAGATTCAAGATTATAAGTTGTAAGACTTGCATCTGTTATATTTTGACTGTAAACATCATCGTCATCATAATTCCAAGTGTTATCTCCATCACTGTATTCTATTTTGTAACTTGTAGGACTTGACCAACCTGTTCCCGGATTTGTCCAAGTAAATTTTAATCCTTGATACTCAGTATTTTCTATAGTTAAATTAGTAACCCCTGCTGCTACATCTTGTATTACATAACTAGCTACAGCAGTCCAGTTAGAGTATTGAGAGTTGGTATCATTGTCTGCTCTTACTTTAAAGTAAATAGTATCGCCTACATCAAACTCTGAATCTAAATATGTTTTAGTAAATGTATATTCTGTATTTAGAGCATTAGCACCACCTACATTACCTGTTGCTACTGCGTAGTTCATACTTTGGAAGTTATCATTACTAAAAGCTACAGCGTAGCGTTCTGCATCATATTGATATCCTGTAGCTGCATCCCAATCAATGCTTATTGCTCCACTGTGTAAGTTTGCAGAAGTGGTTAGATTAGTTGGGTCACCTATTCCACTAGCTAATGTTGTAGTAGTCGTAGTAGCAAAGCTACCAGTAGAAGTTGAGTCATCATATTGCCAATATAAAGTATCTAGTAAAGATAAATCAGATAATATAACTTCAAACTTTGTAATAAATTTATCTGTGTTTTCTGCTACAGCATTGTAATCAGTGTATGACTTGTAGATAGTTTCATACATAGTATCTAAGTTTTGGTTGTTTTGTGCGTTCTTACTTACAGTTTCATCTGTTCCATCAGCGTAATACCACTTAATAGACCAAGCATAATTTACTGCACCTACAACAAAACCTACTTCATATACATCAATGTCACTAGAAAATTCAAAAGTATAAGTGCCACTTGTAATTCCTAATGAACTACCTGTCGTTCCATACCTATCTTGTTCGCCTGCATAAATATATGCAGCTTGACTACCACCACTAATAGTTAAACCTGCTTGATAAGTTAAATCATTAAAATTTTCACTGACTGTTACTTCTGCACCCATAGCAATAGGCATTGGATATATAAGTAGTAATACTACTAATAGCCGTAAAGCTGTTTGTATTTTTTGTATTGTTTCTCCTAATCAGAGAACATTATATCATAACTTTTTAAGGCAAATCGTCTTCTGTAATTTCCCAATTAATATGGTATTGTTGATGAAAGTTTGCTTGTGACGAAACTTTATTTCTTCTTTTTTTCTTAGGCTTGCCATACTTAGCTTGGTTTAACTTATTAGAGCTAACCATTCCAGCTGACATCTTTCCTAAATAACTTTGTAAATCATACATAAGAGATACATAGTATCATTATAATTTCTTAATAGTGGTTTATAGATGTTAAATCTTTGTTTCAGCCGTTATATTCTACGGCGTGTCCTTCTTTAATCATAAGTTGATTTATGTTTACACCTTCTACAAAAAGTTCACCAAGTACTCGACCATACTTGCCGGTGCCGTGAGATTGCATTTCTACAGGTTTAGAATCTAATTTATCAATGAGCCATTGCTTCGCAGCCAACCCTCTTGCTTTCTCTTCCAAATCTCTTGTTCGTGATTCCGGAGCATTAATGCCCAAGAGTCGTACACGACATTTATGCCACACATTAAAACCCAAATCCATTCTGACATCTACAGTATCTCCATCTACTATTCTTAAAACTTCTACTTTATAATAAAACATTATTTATCTTTTCCTAAACTTGCAGCTAAAGCTCTTCTTTGCTTTCTGTTTAGATTAGGATAAATTTGTTTAGGCATTGTATTTGTTCTTTTTTTTCTCATCAATATATTTTATCCCATAAATGACAACGAGGCGGTAATACCGCCCCGGAGTCCGCGCTTCTTTTCTCTTGTGAGAAATTAACCCTTTGGTATCTTTGACATAAAGTCAAATGGTGCGTCTTCCAATGCGTTTTGGATGACAGCAACAAGGGCTGATGCTCCGGCTATTAAGCCAGCCATCAAAACATCTGCTTCAAACATTCCTGCTTGATTAGCCATAAGTACGCCTGCAAATACTTGCACAGCAGTTCTTATAGCTCTAATCGCTACATCTTTCCAGTAGCTATTCTTAATTGATTTCTTTTTAGCTTTTGCCAAAATAATCTCCTAACTATTTTTCTGATAAGCAAAGGTAGTGTCCCATGTTATTTTGCCGACTACTCCATCAACTTTTAATCCATGTTCTTTTTGGAAGTTAATACAAGCCGTTTCGGACTTGCCTCCAAAAACACCATCTCCGCTAAGTCCTCCAACAGCATTTTGCCATTGTTTGACATCTTCTCCTCTGATTAGTGGACTGTTTCTTTTAAACACTCTACCTGGCCATTTTGGCACTACAGAGAAATCGTAAACTTGTGTTTCTTTTTTTTCTACTACTACTTCTTCAAATTCTGTATCATAATCATCAACAGAACCTTGCATGTAAGCAAAGAACTTATCCCAATCAAAGTTTGGACCTGGGTCTGTTCTTCTTGTTGGGTCGCATTCTGCATGAGATATAAAACCTTTTTTACCGGCTTCCCATTCTTCAAGAGTAACTCTCTTCATTGGAATATCATACAGTTTTGCTTTTTCTGCACACCAGCTTGCTGACAAAGCTATACAAGCTTCTTCAAATTCTGGGTCTTCACCCCACTTATGAGCAAAATAAGCCATCTCTAAACCTAGAGATTTGCTATTAGAGCCCCTGCAATGAAATGCGGTAAAGTCGTCTGGAACCAAATCAACTATCTCTTTATCATCAATTACCACATGAGCAGATGCTGTTCTGTCAGTAGTTGACAAGTACTTCGCAATGTTTATTGCTTTTTTACCACCTTCAGCAGTATGCACTACGATACCTTGAATCTTTTTTGAGCGTGTTGGATAGTATTGTCCCTTTTTACCGTTATCGCGTATCTTTGCGTTAGGGTTTTCGTTATCTACTAAATAATAAGACATTAAACTCCTATAAATATATATATTGTTTGTATCACTGCTAATAGTAATACAAGTTTTTCTATTCTTGAGCTTTTGCGTCTTAAATCATCTATAGATTTCCATATTTTATCTCTGTTAATTACAGACAATTCAGCTTTATTGTTTAAGTTTCTTACTTGTTTTTTTATTTCATTATATTGTTTAAATAAATCAGCAGGAGTAACCATTACAATACTTGTAAATTATCCCAAGGAAGTTTGTTTTCCCTTGACTTAATTGTAAAGGTAAGTGTTCCAGAAAAAGAGTTTTTACCACTTAAAGATTCAAACCACTCTGAACCCCCATCAACAGACGGTGCTTGCATAAGAGTACGCTGTCCCTCGTTTATTACAAATAAATGATGATAATGACCCGATAGTAAAATATCTACATCTCCAGCATCTGTTTTACCAAATGCTTGTCCAGATAACCACGCCACAGCTTTCTGATGTGAATACTTCCCGCCCGTACGAAATTGGTGGCCATGAGCCGCCCCAAGTATGACACCATCGATATCTAAAGTTAGATATAGCTCATTATCGGGTATAACAAAAGATACATGCTTAAACGCTTTGTTTTCTGCAAGAATTTCTTGTGCATGGTCAAATATGGAAACATCCATATTATCTCCCCAATTAGTAAATGCTTTACCGTTTTTGCGGTTTTCACCATGGTTACCGGGAATGCAGACCACGACCACCTTTTCAAATTCTGGTGCCCATTCTTTTAGTGCCTTAACTAAAAGTCTTCTAGCTACCATTTCTTGGCGGCGTTGGTCGAGCTCGACTGAAAATTGTTGCATGGCGTAATGGTCTCCACACCCTTCAACGAGGTCACCTAATCCAAACACATAAAGTTTGTTTATAGGGTTACCTGTTTTACGAAGCTCTTTTACTCTGTCTAAAACATCCGGTATCATTTGAGTTATTCTCTTAACAATTCCCTCTGTTCCATCCCCATCGCGTTTTCCCATTTGCCAATCTGATAAGCAAACAACCATACTTCCGTTTTCTTTCGTTTTAAGTTTACGACTTGGTTTTTTAACTTTTTTAATTTCTTTGACTAAAGCTTCATAATCAAAGTCATTTTCTAAATGTTTTTTAGAACGAACATCTGCTTTATAGTAGAACATTCTTTGAACACCCTCGGGTGTTTGCATGTCCCAAGTTCTGACATGAACAGGTTCTATAATTTCAAATTCATCAGCATTAAAACCAAGCAATTCTATATAGTTGTCCCATTTTTTTCTTGCTTCTTTTTCAGATTTAACAGGACCAGAGGCTACATAACTTTTACCTCCGTTAAGAACGACTCCCGGTTCCCAACCCTTCGGGTGTTCTTTTTTATCAGCTTTAGCGTTTTGAACGCTTCTTACTGCCTTGGCGTATTCGTCAAGACCGCTCATCAAGCGATTCCTTAAGTTGATGACGAAGAGTATGAATTGATAAAGGACATCCTTTTTCTTTCATAAGCCATCTAGCTACTGTACTGACAGAGTATCCTTTTTGAATACCGTCTATAGCTTCAGTCCACAACTGTTCATTTTCAGATGTTCTTTCTCTCCACGCAACCCTGTTAGATTTACTTTTTTCATCCTTAGCATAATCTTCTAAGGAACCCATCACTCGGCTTCTTCCTCACTTGCTACTTCTTCTTCAGAAGTTTCTTCAGCATTTTCTTCTTGCTGAGCAGCAGCTTGTTGTGCTTGTTGATTCATTCCTAGAATACTTCTAAATCTAGAATTTTCTATTTCTTTATTAGCAACTTTTGCACCTAAATCTCTTATAGTTGCATCTGCTTGCTGTACTTGTTGAAGTAAAGATGAAACTGCATTACGCAATTGTTCTTCATTCATATCTTCGAGTTTGACATTATCAGCCATTTATCCTCCAATTAACTATTACTTAACACTATTTTAGCATAGAAATTGTGGGCTGTTGGTATTTAGATTGTTTTAATTATTTGTCAAATTGCTTACAGATTTTTAGATAAAGGTTTACCATATCATCTGCATCTTGTACAAGATTGATTCCTTTAATTCGCATATAATTGAACTGTTTTAACACAGTCTCTTTAAATTGCTCGTCATCAATTATCTCGTTAATAGCATCTTCGCGCTTTGTTCCCTCTGGGAATTTTGATATATCCATGTATTAATTATAACCTAGAATTTATCTGGGTAAGTCTTATAATTGACTCTCTCAACTTCTGCTCTAAAAAGCTCTATGTCGTTCTTATCATATTCTTCATCTGTACCTTTACGGACATCTAATGAGAGTTTTTGTTCTTCTCTCTTGTAAGGAATAGCTTGTATAAGTGGTGTACCAGCTGGTAAAACAAAATCTTTTTCTTGTAAACTAAAAGGAAAGGTTATATATCCCCACTTATCTGCTTCTACAAGTCCTTCTAATAGTCTTATTTCTTTTCTAAAGTGATAAAAAGGGTCTACATATAGTAGGTTGTAGCCTTCTGGAACTATTATCTTATAAGGGCTTTCTAGTTTAAGTATTCTTTTTTCTTTACCCATTTGGGCTAAACCAACATCCATTCCACCTACTTGTTTCTCAAAGTGGCTACCAAAGAAGTCATACTGTACTGCATTACTAGCAGTCATACCATAATGAGTTTGTATAGCATTTCCTTCATCATCATATTCGTGTCCCATATACATTTTTCCCCATAAAGGTATGATGAAACCTTCTGTCATTAAATCTCTTATAGCTGGACATTTTTTAGCACCGTGCGCTTCATCTGAGAAAACTCCATGAAATTCCTCTAAGAATGATGCTATCTCACTACCTACTTTCATTTCTTTAAACCATTCTGGTAAGAATTTATTAGCAAGCTGTGGAGGGTAAGCTTCAACAAGGTCTTCAAACATTTTAAATCTAGGGATTACTTCTATCTTCATGTTTTGTTAAGATTCATTTCTAGCATAGCCAGACTTAAATTTGTTTACTACTTTATAGTGACCTGTTCTTATTTTTTTCCTTAATTTTTCAGTTATAGAAGTTATTGTCCAATTAAAGGTTTCTCTCTTGTAAGGAATTATATAGCAAAGAGGCTCACCTTGTTTTATAAGTATCTCATCTTTATCTGATGTATAAAATAACTGAACTGATAATTCGTGTAGCTTATCAGTATGAACCACACCATAATTAGCTGACCATTCTTTATTAAAGTCATACATTAGAGGTAGATATCTAAGTCCGTAACCTTTTGGAGTAATTCCAAACCACCCCGTATTAATATTTACAGTAGCTCTTATTCCACTATCTTTTGGTATATAGTCCATAAACTGTTCTTTTGCGTGTGTTCTAACTATAAACTCATCATTAGATGGATTCATGAAAAACTCTCCATCTTGAAAAAACATGTGTATGTCACAAGGTGCTACTAAAACATAGCCTTCTCTAAATACTTCTACAAAACTAGGGCAATGTCTAGCACCTTTAAAGTTTGGAATAAGTTTTGATACAAAGTTATGATTGTTTGGTAAAGGTAAGTTCATAGGCATATTAGTAAACCAAGAGGGTATAAAGTTTTTAGATGGTTGTGGTTGTGTAAACTTTATATCTGCAAAACCAGTTTTTTCTGTAGTAAATATTATTTTTTTCATACTAGGAGTATAATACATAATATGAAAATTGAAATTATTGGAAACGGAATTTCTGCACATTTAGCTGCTTTAAAGTATATAGAAAACCCTTTAAAGTGGAACAGACAAGATGATTACTTTACCTTACCTATGTCATCTACATTAGACCTCATCCCGTTCTTAAAAGATTCTATTGATATAGAATATAAAGATTTTCCCAATTTTAACGCCATAGTAAAAACTGGTGTTAGAAAAACAAACTTTGGTTGTAATGACTTTTACTCAAATTTTACAGCTCCGTATGTAGCTATGCACTTTGATTCTTGGTCTTTTAACAATTATATTTATAAAAACTTAGACATAAAAGAAACTAAAGATATAGATTACACAATACAAACAAAAAAACCTGTCGTAGATAATTCATATAATATTATAAAAGTTCCTGTAAATGCTGCAATTGGGATACGCATACCTAATAAATCTAAGAGAACTTATACACATTTAGTTGCCGAAGAACATGGGTGGGTTCAAATAATACCTACTTATAACTATATTTACATGTATTATGTTTACAATAAAAATATCACTTCAACAGAAGAGATTAAAGATTATTTTAAGGTATTTAAGCAAGATTACTTTCATGCCATGGACTTTAACAGCTACTACAAAAAAGACCCATTTCAAGATAATTATCTACACCTAGGTCTTAATGCTTTCTTTATAGAACCTTTTGATGCTACTTCTTTATCTGGAGCATTGAGATTACTTGATTTAAGTCAAGACATTATGAATAAGACTATAAAAAAAGACCATGCACTTTTTCTTTACAATGACTATATTAAAGAGGCCTTAGAGGTCTTGATGTTACACTATGTGTCTAGAGTTCCTTTTAATTCTGAGTTTTGGAAACAAGCTAACGATATAGCAACTAATTATTTAATAAACAATAAACATGTAATAAGAGAGCCTAGTAATTTTTATTCTAAAGAAGGTTTTAATAGATTGTATAAAAAACTAGGTTTATCTAGTTATATTCAATAATTTCAGTCCAGTTAAATGCTGTTCCACCTGTTGGTTGAGCATAACCATCACCAGAGCTTTGTACATTAGTAGAACTAGTAAGTGCTGCATGTATTCTTCTTTGTCCACCTTGGAAACTAGTAGATGTTGCAGCTTGATATAAAACTGTTCTATCTGGGTCTACAGCGGATATTGTGTTATTTCTAGTGTAAGCATTGTTACTTTGAGCAATAACTTGCTTTGACCTTATAGCTCCTCTTCCGTTACTTATACTTCTACCCATTAGTAATACTCCACGACATACGCATACATTCTTCCTGCTCCTAGTGAGTTATAATTGTGACCACTGAAAAGTACATTTGTTGCAGTTGTTAACCTAGCACAAGGAGAGTTACTCTCTCTTCTGTTATTACCATCTTGTGCGGTAGTATAAACAACTGTTTTATTCATATCAACTGATGATATAGTAACATTAGTTCCAGTAGCATTACTTACTGCTTCGGCAACTTGTCTGCTTTTAACTATAGGACTTGACATTCTTCTACCCATTAGTAGTACTCCACAACTTGTACTTCTACATAAACATTTCTTCTATTTTGGTTGTTAGGGTTATATCTAGCTACTACAACATTTGTTGAGCTATCTAACTTTGCTCCGTTTTGAACACTAGAACCATTCATGTAGTAATAATTTTCCCAAGCACCAGTTCCTCTATAATGTCCATTACTTGAGTTGTGTACAACTACTGATTTATCTGTATCCACAGAAGAAATTGTGTTGTTAACAAGAGCATAGGATGAAGTAGTGTTTGCATAATATACCCTTTGTATAGATTTGATAGTACTTCTGTTTGACGCTCTACCCATTTATATCATCTCGATTGCTTGCCAGTATACATATTGTGTTTCAGATTGACCGAAAGAAGATATTCTATATCTAACTCTTACTGTTTTATCATCTAATAAATATGCTGCTGCTTGTGGATGTGGATAAACTCTGTTGTCTGTAACTCCGCCACCTTCATTAGTAACTGGGAAACTACCACTTTCACAAACAACCATAAAAGATTTTGTTTCATCTATTGGTTCTATTGTGGTGTCGTCATTAATTTGAGATGTAGAACCACCTGCATTGCCTGTATAATGACCAGTTTGTATAGATTTTATTCCTGCTACGGGAGCTATGTCAACGCCATATCTTCCCATAATTACTCCGTAATTTCTACTGAGCCTACAATGTTCCCATCATCATCATATGTGTTACCATACTTGTCACCATCGTACCACCAGTAATCATTACCTTCAGCGTCTGTTCCAGCTGAGGTCCATTCGCCATCGATTAATTTTTTACCTATGGTTTCTTCTTCAAAAGAAGATAGTTCAATATGGTCATCTAAGTCAGAGAATAATTGTTCAACGCCATCCACTACTTGAATAACATCAGATGTTACTTGCTTTACAGCACAACATACATCATATTCATCTTTAACTGCAAAAAACTTCATTTATACTCCTATACTGCTTCTTCTACGCCCCAAACATTAGCTACTGTTCCAGCAGTTGCATTAACTGCAATAAAAGAACCAGCATCTAAAACGATGTTTGTTCTTTCAAGAACATTTTGCCCACTAAGACTAAGAACCTCTATTTTGTGTTCTGTTCCTAATGTAGCTCCAGATGGTGCAACATATATTGTTACATCATCAGCTGTAGTTGTGGTGTTAGCGATATTCAAGTTTACAACTGCAACATTACTCGCTGGTGCAGTATATACTGTACCATCGGTATCGTCACCGTCTCTTCTTGCTAATAATCCTGTCGCCATTAATTTCTCCTATACTATCCGTTAGCCGCAAAAAATATAGTTGCGGAATTTAATTTAGTTGGAGTTGCAATTTGTCCTGTTTGAACTTTCTTAACAGCTCCTGCGTCAGCGTCATATAGTAATACTAAGTCAGCTGCACTATCTACTGTGATACTTGTACCATCAGTAGCTCCGTTGATGTCTATAGCTAGGTCGACATCTTGACCTTCACCTGCTGAAGAAGTTTTAGCAAGACCATTTCCTGCTGCTACATCTTCTACAAAGTTTCCTACAGTATCAGTCTCTAAATTAATTGGGTCATTTACCCAAGCTGAACCGTTGTACTTTAAGAAATCTCCAGATTGTGAACTTGTTAAAGTCACATCGTTTATATCATCGATACTACTTACTTCTCCAAGTGTTACCCATGTTGAGTTTCCGTAATATTCTAATGAATTTGTATCAGTGTTAAACCTAAGAACACCATCAGTAGGTGTAGACTCTCTTTGATTTTGAGTTCCTTGAGGTATTATAACACCGGAGTCAGCACCGTTGGCAAACTCTCTAAGACCAGTGGTATCTCCACCGCTCTCTGTTACATGTATTGGTCTATTTGACATTGTTTACTCCCATATGTTTTTAAGGATATTAAAATTCTATCACATTAATTTAAAACAGTGGTTTTTAATTTTAGACTAAATTTTCTTTTATTTTTTTTATAGTTTTGTTTAACATTTTGCTTTCATGAAAACGCTTGTATCTATTTGCTAAAGGAACATTAACTTCCCAAGTACTAGCTGTAGCACATACATTCATAATTTTTGCTAAATCAGTAGTCATCTCAAACATCTTAAATTCTATTTTTTTGTCTGTTAAAAAGTTTATAAAGGCCAAAGGTTCACCTTTTTTTATCTCAAACTCTTTAACATTGTCCCATAAATTTATTTCTGTCTGTATGGGTCTAAACCATTTACCAATATTGTATTGGCCTGGTGTTACCGCTCCATATTTTAGATGAGGTGCATTTAGGAAATAGGGAGCTGTAAACTGCATCTCTAGACTTTCTTCAGCAAAAAAGATAAGAGGATAGTTATACTCAAAAAGTATTTGATTATTGAGTTGTGGTTCTCTTTTATATAGTGCAGATAAAGAATTTTTAGAAGTTGATTGCATATTTCCATCTAATGTATAACTTGAATCTATAGGATTTTCTATAACATAAGTGTTATTAGTTAGTCCCTTATATGCTGTACAAGACATAAATCCACGGTTTTGTACATCATTACTTCGTTCTTTGTTGATGTTTTTTGATAAGTATTTGTTAAGACTTGTAGGCTCTTTATAAAGTATTGACCAGTCTTGTGTTTCTTGTAAGTTATCTGGACTTGCATAATATACAGTTATTTTTTTCATTTTATGCCCAGTAGTCTTTTCTAAAATTTGGTTTAAAAGTTCCGTAAGTTTTTAGATAATGCTTATGATATTGAGTACTATATTGATTTTTTTCATTTAAATCAACAATCTGACTTTTAAAATCTTCTCTTTTATAGGGAACAATTAAAGCTAAAGGCTCTCCTTGTGAAATAAACACTTCTTCAGTGTTTGACTTAATATTAGTTTGAAAGTTTAAATGATAATTTCTATCAGTTCTTAGAACCCCATAAGTAGGCTCCCAAAGTTTATTACTAGTAAAAGGCATTTTCATTATTCTGATTGAGTAACCTTTAGGTGTAAACACTTTCCATGGTAGGTTTATCTTTATTATCATTTTAGTGTCATAGTCTTTAGGTAGATGGCTTACTAATTGTTCGTTGTAGTGATATTCAATATCATCTCTTTCCATAACATCTTTAAAGCTTCTAGCACACTCCCAAAAGAACTCACCTTGAGGGGTTACGCTTATGGAGTAATCTGTTGGTGATGGTATTACATAGCCTTCTTGATAGATTTCTATAAAGCTTGGACATGATTTAACATTCTTTCCATCCTGCCCATCAAAGTATAGTTTCTCAGCTTTTATATTTTCATACCACTCAATAGGGTATTCTGACATAGGTATTGGATGAATTGCTTCTGTGTAGTAAATATCTTTACTAAAAGTACCGAATGTTATAATATTTTTCACTAGTTGTAGTATACATAAATACTAGTTAAAAAGAAGGATTTAGAGTTATTCTCCGTCTTCGGGTTCTTCTATTAACAACCAACCAGTTGTATTGTCGTCTTGATAATCGTCTTCTACCCAGCCAAAGTTATCAGTATCATTTGGTTTGTCTATAGGTGCTTTCCAATAAAAGTTATCAAAATCTTCTACCCAACTGTCAAAAGGCTTTGGTGGTAAAAACATATCTTGTTCTGCATAGTAAATAAAACCAACTGTTCCATAGTTTCCTCTAAAAGGTGTACCATCTAGTTCGTGCTCTCCTGCAAAAGTGTTGTAACTTGTTCTTTTTACAGTTTTTCCATCTTTTATAGAACTATAAAAATCTTCCCAGCTACCAAACTCTTCTGGTAAATTGTCAGTATCGTCTTCGTCTATACCTACAATAACTTGAGTTACTATGCTGTCGTCATCTAAAATTGCGTAATGAGCCATAATTAATTATTAGGCGAACCTAATATCTCCTGCCCCACCAGTTATATGAACATAATTTTGTCCACTATAAGTTCCTGTAGTACCTACTACACCTGTACCAATGTTTACTGAAAGTAATTCATTAAATAAAATATAAATCATTCCAGAGCCACCACCTGTATTTGAACCTTCTGTTCCACCATTTCCTCTGTTTACTGTATTACCTGCACCACCATTACCTACGGAAAATCCTAAAGGAGCTAATGTTCCAGAACCAGCACTACCTGCTCCACCTGGAGGTGGATTACCATCTGAGAAACCAGAACCTCTGTTACCTTGTGCACCAGCATTACCTAAAGATGAAAAACCTGCTGGAACTGTTTGTGATGGCTGCTGTGCAGCTCCACCACCGTAACCGTGACTATCATAAGGACGAATATTAGCAAATACTGTTCCACCACCACCGCCAGAACCTCCAGCGCCACCGCCTCCGCCTCCAGCATGATTACCAGAACCGTTACCGCCTTTTCCTCCACCTACACAAGTTAGAGTTGCGTCTTGATAAACTAAAGTAGTAGCTCCACCTTGGCCTTGGCCACCACCGCCACCACCTATGTCAACTGCATAGTCTGTGTTTGGTTGAAAAAATTCTGCTGTACCAGTTATATAACCGCCACCGCCACCGCCAGCGCCTCTAAAATAACCCCAGCCCGAATGACCAGTACCGAGACCGCCACCGCCACCGCCAGCAACCATATATAGTGTCATTTCCATATCTGGTGCTCCTCCGAGCATTCCGAATCTTGCTGAACCTAAAGGCATTAGTACTCCTTAGCTAAAGTCTTGCAGTGCGTTTATTAGTGGTGTTCCTGCGTCTAAGAACATTATTGTTAAAACATCAACTCCACCTAGTGTTGCAGACATTGTATATCCTGCTCCACCAGCTGTTAGTCCTGTGACATCGCTTCCTCCATTAACAGTCATAGCATTTATAGCTACTGTATAAGCTGAAGAAGCGTCTTGTGTAATTTTTAACATAAAAGATGAAGAACCATCAGTTGGTACATTTGTAAAGTCAATGTCTGTAACATTCTCTGTTAAAGTCAAGGCTCCAACATTACCTGCTGATAAATCAATTGCTACCACTCCAGAGCTTGAAGTTAGTGCAACATCTGTCTCGTAATAATTCTTTAATTTAATATCTGATACTTCTTGACCATTTATATCTATAGCCGCAGTTGGTGCAGCGAAGGAATCAAGTGTATTAGCTGTTGTTGCTTTTGCATCTAACTGAGTTTGTGCATTAGAAGTTAATGTTCCTATATATTGAAACTCTGCGTTTGTTACGCTTCCGTCTGCAATGGTAGAAGCATCAAGTGTTCCTATGCTTATAACACCAGATGATGCAGAAAATTCTGTTGAATCAAATGTTGCTATACCTTTTGTAGAACCGTCAGCAGCAGCTTCTCCTAAAGTTACCCAAGTATCGCTACCTGTTGTGTATTCAAAAGCTCCGATTGTTGTGTTGTATCTTACTGTACCTGCTGTCGCACCAGATTCTCTTTGAGGTGTTGTTCCAGAAGGAACTATCACACCAGAATCTGCACCATTGGCAAACTCTCTTAAACCAGTAGTATCTCCACCAGTTTCGTTAACATGTATTGGTCTATATCCCATATATTTCTCCTATGTGTAATTAAAAGGATAAACAAAGTTTATCACAGGTATTCTAAATAAGTGTTTTTTAGTCATCCAATAAACAGCATCCATTTATCAGTAAAAGATAATTCATCTATGTCATTTTCATCTTGTACTGGATAATTGTAGTTATCTATTAAAGATTGTACTGAACTTGGGTTATCACCTTGCCAAGTTATATAAGTTAAAGTTTCTAATTCATTATAAGTAAGGTTATCTTCTGATTCTTGTGTTATTTCACTAAAATCTATTTCGGATACATGCTCTGGCATGATAAACATAATCTTTTTCATTATCCTACTCCTACAAGATTTTTTATAAAGTCAACGGCAATAGTTCTATCATTAGCACTTAAAACAGAACCCCAATACCACATTCCATAACACTGCCAGTTACTGTATTCAGAGTTTGCTGTGGCGTTTAGAGCCCAACTTCCACCAATAGTAGTTGAACCACCAGTTCCTCCTTGTTCAGAACCAGTACCCCAATATCCTCGATAATAACTAGGTGCGTCAACTGATATTAACCAATTTGAGCCAGCACCGTTACTTGAAATAAGCCAACCATTATGATAAGCAACTGCTGAATTACCATTCCAATGTCCAGAAAGCCAATTTCCAACAGTTCCACCCCATATTCTTTGGTTACTTCCACCAGACCATCTAGTGACATGTATAGTTGTATAAGTGTTTGCTACTTGAGTTCCAGAAAAAACTAAACCATCTCCCGTTCCTCCTTGTACATAACTTGTTATTTTACTAGAACCATTAGCTGGTGTTACATTTGTAGCTAATGTAGGATTTCCTCTACTAGAACTACTATTAGTACCCGATGTTCCTAAGAAATTTTCCCAAACATTGTTACCATCATCAAAGGAGGAAGGTATATAAATTCTACTTGCCGCAGTTGATGTAGGCGGGTTAACTGGCATAAAATTATTAGCTGAATTTTGATAAACAGTTTGTGTATCAAATACACCACTAACGACATCAGAACTTGCATCTTCTGGTGCTTTTCCTAAATATAACGGATTGACCTTACGAGTCATTTTAAGTCATTTCAAGATAAGAAATTACATACTCTATTGTACTAGCAACAGCTGCAAGTCCTTGCAACTTATCGCCTGTCTGTAAAACGATTTTAGAATTACCTGCAAGTTCAACGGAACTAGTATTTGGTACTGGAAGTGTAAAAGCAATATAACCATTCTTTGAAGAACCATCTGTTACTTCTGCACTTACAGTGGCATCTAATGTTGCGTGTATGTTTGTCGCTCTACAGCTTAAAACAATAACTGTCGTACCAGCAGCGACTGTAGGTATTAAATCAGCCATAGCTGTACCAGCGTCAACTGTTAGACTTTTGAATGTTTCTGCCATTTTTTTCTCCTAACTTAAAGCTATAACAAGCCCAATGCTTGCCTTAGTATCTGCATAAGCTTTTACTGATTGTTGTGAAGGAACGGAACTAGCACTGTTAGAAGCCATATCGTCTTCATCTACAAGAGTTAACAATGTGTCAATTCCTGCCCAACTAGAGCCGTTGTAAAATTCTATTACTGCTGTATCTGTATTAAATAACATATCACCAGTACTGGCAGATAGTAAATTTCTTTCTGCTGTTGTTTTTGACGCTAAGCGTAAAGCATCTGGAATTAATGTACCTGTAAACGATACACCACCACCAGATGTTCTTTCTTCTATTGAGTCTACTTTTAAAATACTTGACATGAATTCCCTATATCTTTACTATTCTAACAGATAATTTTATACTCTTAGTCATTATGTAATGTTCTCTTCTATATACCAAGATATCATATTTTCTGAATCTACAGTATGTGTATGTGCAGCAGCTTCTTCTGCTGTATCAAATTCCATAATAAAAGTTGTTCCGTGCTGTTTTAGTATCCAACTCATGCGTTTATGTATCCTCTTGAGTTAAACCAGTTATATAAATCAGTTACTTGGCTAGAACTAAGATTACCATCGTGAACTACAACAGCGTACAATCTACCATCTCCAAATTGAAAACTTCCATAAGTATTAAAAACAAATCTATTAGAGCCAAAAGAAAAATCACAATCAGTTACTGTAACCAATAAAGAGTTATTTGTTCTTATCGTACTATATAAATTTGTCTGACTCGTTCCATTTATGTAAAGATTTTTTCCTCCACCAACATTGTTGTGATAGTATGCGTTACCACTTCTGTATGCACCTAAATAATCTTGATTACCATCATCAGTTACTAACATTGATTGGGAATCACCTGTTTTTATTACCATAGAAACTGAGCTGTTACTACTTCCTAATGTATTGGCTGGAGTAGCAAAACTAAATGAGGTTGTTAAATTAAAATAACTAGGCGTAGCAGTAGTATGACTAACATTATATAGCGTTGCATTTCTACCATTACCACTTATGTCAGTCCAAGTACTACCAGAAGTATATGATGCTTCTTGTCCTGCATCTAGAAACAACCTTAGCCCGTGACTTGCTGGAGGAAGGTCTAAACTTTTTAAATTATTTCTTGATTTTTCTATATTGTGTGAGTTTACTGATAATACACCAGAATTACCAGTAGTAGAATCTTGTTGTGGAACAACTCCTATAAAACCATTTCTAGTTCTCATTAGCTAATCTCTACTACTGAAACAACTATCTCTGCATCTGAAGCAGCACTTGCCCAAGCTCTAAGTTGGTCTCCAGCTTCTAAAACAAGCTTTCCCCCAATAGGGTTTAGTGATGTGTCTGCTGGAACTGGAAGTTCATGCGCTAGTGCTTTTGCTTGAGTATTACTACTATCGTAATAATCTACATAAACATTTACACTATTAGAACCATCGATATTTGCTATTTGACATAAAAGAACAACAGCAGTTTTTGCTGATGGACATTCATAAATAGATGTATCAATAGTAGTTCCTAAATCAGCATTGACAGATTTATAATCGTAAGCCATTTAATCTCCTATAATTATTTGATAAGCGAAAGCATCGTCTTTAGTAGCATAACTACTTAAGTCAACAGTATCGCCTACTTCTTCCCACGAAGAACTTTTATAAACTTTGAGTGCATTGTTATCAGAATCATATATCAAGTCACCAGAAGATGGGGTTAATGCTGCAATTCCTGCTGCATCGTATGATTTTATCTTGACAGCATTATTTAGCTGTATAGAGTTACCAGATTCTATTTCTATTTGGTCTACTTTAATTTTACCCATTATGCTTTAATCTCCCAACCTGTAGTGTCATCTTCTGCATAAGCATTTTCATTCCAAATATATTCTTGACCATCATCTGGGTAATCTAATGGTGATTCCCAAGACCAAGTACTTTCATTAAGAATCCAACTACCAAAAGGTTTAGGTGGTATAAATACATCGTTGTCTGAATCGTAAGTATATCCCTTACCTGCATAGTTACCTCTAAAAGGAGTTCCTTCATTAGTATGTGTATTTCTTACTGTGTTGTAAGAAGTCCTTTTACAAGTAAGTCCTTTGTAATTTTGATACCATGCTTCCCAGCTATCAAAGCCTTCTGGAAGTGTAGAAGTATCATTTTCATCTACACCAGTAATAACTCTTACTACTGTATTAAATTCGTTTATAAATGCGTAATGTGCCATAATATTTTAACTCCAAGTGACGGTTCCTGCACCGCCTGTAATTACTGCGTATTTATCAGTTCCAGCAGCATTTTCTGTACCACTCCATACTAATCCTATTCCGACAGATATAGTCCAAGTATTTGGATATCGAAGAATAACTACACCACTTCCACCAGCACCATTAGTATACGCTGTAGCATATGGACCAATTCCACCGCCACCGCCTCCTGTATTAACAGTACCATTATCAGCTGTAACAAGTTCATTTTGTCCACCGTTGTTGACTCCGCCATCTCCGCCTCCGCCATCTCCGCCAAGACCTCTCCAACCTGTGTTACCAGCACCACCAGTATAGGAACCACCACCGCCTCCACCAGCTCTTGTGACTGTTGAACCAGTTATTGAAGATGCAACGCCAATACCACCATTTCCAGCTTTGTTGTTTACACCAGTGACACCAACAGCTCCAGCGCCACCGCCACCTCCTGCGAAGTGATTAGAAACATTAGAGCCTGTACCTCCTGCATAACCTTGATTTGGTTCTCCTGCACCACCAGATGCGCCATGAGTAGCACCTCCGCCACCAGAACCACCAGCTACACCTACATGACCATTCCATTGTCCACCGCCACCTCCACCTTTAGAGGTTACTGTATGAAAAATACTGTCATCACCAGAAGCAGAGTTACTAGCCCATTCTGAACTACCCTGTCCACTTGTAGATGCACCACCACCACCAACTTCTACTGTATAAGTACCAGCGGGTGTAATAGTTATAGTTGACTCTGTAGTATTTCCACCACCAGAGACTTCTGTACCATACGAAGAGCGATAACCACCTGCTCCACCGCCTCCGCCATGTTGATGTGAACCTGCACCGCCACCACCAATAACTAAATATTGAACTTGAAATTGATATGTCGATTCTGACATCTTAGCCCAAGAACTTCCGTTATATACTTTAATTGTTCCCAAATCGGAATCATAGACTGTTTCTCCCTCAAGCATTCCAGATAATGCGTTTATTTGAGATGTCGTTTGGTTTTTAAGTTTTAGTTCCGAACCTAAAGATATAGGACCACCGCTAGTAGCTGCATTTATTGCATTTACTTCTAAAGGGTCACTTGCACCGCCGACAGCTTCCCACGCAGAACCTGTATATACTTTAAGTGTTGAGTTGTCGCTATCATATATCAGTTGTCCAGTTGAAGCTGTTAAACCAGCAATTCCAGAAGCATCATACGACTTTACCTTTATTGGTGAATCCATAGTAATAGGACTGGATATAGTTATTTCACTTCCAGTTGATGTTTTTGATATTTCGTTAACTTCTATTTTACTCATAAGAAACTCCCTGTATGAAGTATATCATACGACTGCCAAGACCCCTTCTACAGTAACTGTTCCTGTTATTGTTAACGGTCCAGCTGCAACTGTTCCTGTACCATTTGGTATAGTAGTGTCGCTAGCAGATAATGTAGTTTGGTGATTAAAGAAGCCACCTGCTGCTTCCATACTCATCGAACTATCTAGTTTAGCTCTTGCAGAGCCACCAGCAGTAAATTCTATTGTATCTGCTGTGTTTTGTGTTGTTATAGAAGTATTTGTATCATCTGAAGTTATTGCATCTGAAGAACCTCCGTCTGCCCAAGAGATAGTTCCAGAACCATCTGTTGTTAGTACTTGGTCAGCATTTCCAGAACTTCCAGCAATTGTTAACTTGGAAGAACTAATATCGACTGTTCCATCATTATCAATAGACATTCTTGATTCACTGTTTGTATAAACTTCTACTGTATTATTTGTTCTATCAGCAGAAACTACTGTAGTTCCGTCTTCATCTCTAATGTGATTTTCATAAGGAACTGGAGAAGCAAAATCTATGTTATCTACTGTTCCGTCATATTCAACAACAGATAAGGTTCCATCAGTAGGAATATTATCTTGTACACCATCATAGTGATAGAAAGGTAAGATATTGTTGCCAATTTCTATATAGTCATTAGCATTACTTGCTCTGACAAATTCTATTGCTGTAGCACTACCTTCTGGTGCTTCTGCATACCAAGAACCTGTTGAAGAACTATATTTAAGAATATATCCATCTTTTAATCCATTGGTACTTACATTATTTAAGTTGTAAAGATTTATAGTTTCGTGTTCAAGTGAAATATTATCAACAGTTTCGTCATATTCTACGAATGAAAGGATATTATCTGTGACTATTATGTCATCTACTGTGTCGTCAAAATGTATAAATGGAACTTCACCTTGTGAATCTAAGGCAATATTGTCTATGGTCTCGTCATATTGAATAAAGGCTACTGTTCCCGCAACTCCACCACCAGCAGCTGCTGGGGCCCAAGCTGAACCATTCCATATTAAAGCTTGTCCTGTTGAAGGAGATGCTGTAGTTGTATCAACATCTGAAAGGTCATCTATGCTAGCTGCTGCAATTCTTGCATCTGCTCTAGCGTTAGTGAAATAAAGATTTGTAGAGCCTTCGCTAATATCATCTGTATCATGATTGCTTACATCAGATACAGTTCCTGTCACATTACCTGTAACATTTCCAGTTACATTACCTGTGACATTACCAGTTAGATTACCAGTTACAGTGTTAAAAGTTACATCATCAGTTGTTCCAACATCTTGACCAATACTGATATTTCCTGCTGAGTATGTTACGCCTGTTCCGCCAACTAAATGTGCATCTACTTCTGTTGGTATATCTGTAGCAATCCATGTTCCACTTGAAGCGTTATATTTAATTATATCTCCAGAAGAAGAACCTGTAAGGTCTATATCATAAACATCATCAAGTCTTACATAACTTGTTAGGTTTATATCATCAGAAGTTCCATCGTATTCTACAAAATCAATTTTATTTTGCTCTAAAGGTATTACTATTCCTGTACCATCAGCATCAGTCAATGTTAACTGTGCATTAGTTAAGTCAATATTATCGCTTGTATTGTCAAAGTGTACAAAATCAAGAATACCTTCAGTAGTTCCGACTTGGTCAGCTTTCCATGTGTTTGAGCTTGCATCATATCTTAAAAAGTCTCCAGTAGCTAAAGAAGTTAAGTCAACATCAAATATATCGTCTAACTTTGTATATGAGATAAGAGTGATGTCATCTTCTACATCATTAAAATGTAAGAAATCTATTTTGTTTTGTGTAAATTCTATATCATCTTCACTGTCATCAAAGTGTAAGAAATCTATTTTTCCTGCTGTTAAATCTATATTGTCTGAAGTATTGTCAAAATGTGTGAAAGTAAGTATGCCTTCAGTTCCGCCACCAGATGTAGCAACATCTCCCGCTACCCAGTTACTTCCATTCCATAATAAAGCTTGATTGGTTGATGGTGCGGATGTAGTAGTGTCAACATCACTTAAATCGTCTATAGAGACAGAACCTAAGTTGATATCTACTTCATTATTAGAAGTGTCATCAGTAATTGTAATCTTTGCAGAACCTGCGTTTAGTTTCTTAAACTGTAAATCTTCTCCGACTTTACCATCAAATAAACCTACACCTGCTGTACCAATGTTAGAAGCTGTGTTAGTTTCACCAGAGCCAGAGAGACCAGCAACTGATATTAAACCAAAAGCTCCAGCACTATCATCCCAGTAAACAACTTTTCCATCTTCAGTTGATGTTGGGTCTGCGAATCCTACATCAGCTAAGTCATTAAGATTTTTAGTTGAGAACCAAGTGTTCGCCGTACTTGTAAAGTCTGTTATCGCTAATTTAGTAGCAATAGAGTTTGTAACAGTAGTTGAGAAGTTTGCATCATCACCTAAAGCTGCTGCTAATTCATTAAGAGTGTCTAATGTTGATGGAGCTGTATCTACTAAGTTTGCTATTTCTGTATCGACATAACTTTCTGTAGCATAATTGTTAGCTGTTAAGTAACTGCCTACTCTAGCATCTGTATAAAATTCATTTGTTGAGCCTTCTACAATACTGTCTGTATTGAACTCACTAAAGTCGATAGCTATAGCACCAGAAGAGAAACTTATTCCAGTTCCTCCAGATAAATATGATTCTACATCTGAGTCAGCATATTGAGTGATTGTTGAAGTTAAAGTACCACCGCTGTAACTTAAACCTGTACCTATTTCATTTTCACCAATTAATTCAACCCAGTTACCGTTATGAGCATAGTAAGCTCTTCCAGTTCCATGAACATGAGCAAACATACCATGATAAGTTGAAGCACTAGGTAAATCAGATTCTTGAGAGTAAACATTTGCAAACAGAACTCTCTGACCATTCATATCTAAGTCACTAGAGTTATCAAAAGCTATTGTTACTTCATCTGTAGCACCAACAGTTGCAGAAATCGCTGTTCCACCTGTTACTGTTAAAGTTTCAGAATCACCAATTGTTTGAGTATTAGTTCCATCGCTAAGAGTAAAGCTTGACATTGAACCTGCACCAGCACTTGCTAGTAAATCAGATACTGCCATCTTTCTTAATGCCGTATTTGAATTATCGTATATTAAAACTAAATCGTTAGTAGTGTCTATTGAAGTTTCTGCTGTTTGTCCTGTTATAACTGTTGAATCTACTGAAATAGCTCCAGAAGAGTAGGTTATACCGTTGCCACCAGATAAATATGTTTCTACTAGCGAATCTGCATAATAAAGATTTGTAGAACCTTCTGTTAAGTTATCTGTTGTTTTTGTAGCTAAATCTGTATCAAATAAAGATGAAGAGTAATAAAGATTGGTAGAACCTTGTGTAATATCATCTGAATCTCCAGATAGTTCTGAAAGCTCATCTTTAGTTTGTATCTGACTAGTTACATAAGCTTGAGTAGCATAACTATTAGTTGTTAAATATGAAGCTACATCTGAATCAGAGTATTGAGTTATTGTTGATGATATTTGACCAGAAGAACTTATTGAGATTCCAGCACCAGCACTTATGTATGCTTGTACATCTGCATCACCGTAAGCTGAACCGAATACTGTAACTGTTCCACCCATACCAGAGTGTGATTCACAATAGTAGTAAAGAATATCTGGAGTTGCACCGTTAACTGTGTACTCAATGTAAGCGCCAGATTGACCTTGTGTTCCATTTTCTGTCTTACCTGTTGTGTACTCCGAATTACCAGAGTTATTGTCTGTTGTAGATAGAGCAAATGGATGAGAAGATGTTGAACTACTTGATAAGTCAAATCTATATGTTATACCTGGGTTGAATGATATTGTTGCTTGTGACTCTCCATCTATGAGGAATTTACCACCAGCTACTGTTACTGCATATTCAACTATTACAGTATTATTTTCAAAGTTTATTGTTTTGTTTGTTAGCGTATCACTAGATGTAGCAGTTATGTAACTTCCTAAATCAGAAATTTGTGATTCTGTTATTGATAAAGCTGCTTGATGTTGTGTAACAGAAGACTCAGTAATATTAGCATCTGGAACATTAGCCCAAGTTACAACTGATGATAAATCATTTGTTTCAGCAGTTAAGTAAGATTGTAAATCAGATATCTGTGATTCAGTAATACTTAACGCAGCTTGATGCTGAGTTACAGCACTTTCAGTTACTGTTGTTGCTAAAGCTACTGCACCAGTTCCATCGAAACTTATAGCACTTGCAGTGACATCTCCAGTTAATGAGAAGTTTTGTCCAGAAGCTAAAGCAGTTGCAGTGTCTGCATTACCAGTTAAAGCACCAGTTACATTACCTTCTATGTCTGCTACTAATACTGCTTTGTTATAAGAAGAGGTCAGCAGTATCGACTGTACCTGCTGGTTCAACAGTTAGACTATCGAATAGTTTAAATTTATTTTGACCTACACCTGGGTCCCAATGTAAACCTACATATTTAGTTGTGGACGACTGAACAACTTTACCGTATATACCAATGTCTGTTCCGTTACCAGTATTACCACTAGCAAGTTTTATCATATTTTCTTCAGTAGATACTGTGTCAGTATTAAGAGTTGTAGTTGTTCCTTGTACTGTTAAATCTCCAGTTACAACTAAATCATTAGAAACAGTCATAGTTGTAGCTGTTATATCGTCTGAATTAAGTACTCCATCTACAGTTATATTATTAAATGTAACATTGTCAGTAGTTGCTACTGGCTGTCCAATAGATATTGCACCAGTTGCATTGTTATAAGTAACACCAGATGTTCCAGATAAACTTGTAAGAGTTATAAATGCACTGTCATTAGTAAGAGTTGATATATTATCACTTGGTTGTACAGCACTATCAGCTAATGTTCCTTGAGCAGCTGTAGCAAATCCTGTGCTGTTAATACCATCTAAGGTATCTGCATCTACATTAAGAGCATCAACAAAAGCTTTATCTACTCTTGCATCTATATCTGTATTAGCTCTTGTAGTTGTATAAAATAAGTTAGAACCTTCGTCAATGTCGTCAGTATCTAAATCAATGTTTACCCAAGCTGAACCATTATATTGTAAAAATTCACCAGTAGATAAGGATGTCAGTGTGACATCATTCATTTCGCTTATTTCGTTTTCAGTTGCTACTGCATTATCAACATAAGTTTCTGTAGCGTAGCTATTAGTTGTAAGGTAAGTTCCGACCCTTGCGTCTGTATACCAAAGATTAGTTGGTGAACCATCTTCTGCTATATCGTCTGTAACTAATGTTAATGTTCCACCAAGTGATAGAGCATTAGCATTAATAGTTACAGAACTATTTTCAAGTTGTGAATTAGGTATTGCAGAAGTTCCAAACTCTCCAGTTGAAGAGTTATAAGTAAGACCAGAACCACTTGCTACTGATAAGTCTGTTAAATCTATGAAAGCAGTATTTGTGTTATCGTAATTAGCTAAATCATCATCTACTGTGTAGCTAAGTGAGTTAGCATTGTCGTCATAAGCTACTGTTATTCTTGTTTGTGTACCTGCTGCAAAAGCATCATTTAAAGCATCTTGTGCATATTCGTCTACTTGTGATTTTACTTCTGCGATGTCAAAACTAAAATCAAAGTTACCAGAAGTATTAGCAATTGTTACGCCAGTACCACCAGTAAAAGTTATTGTATCTCCAAGACTTGCAACAGTTGGAGTAGTTCCATCTGTGAAAGTTATGTCACTATTTGTAAGCTTTGCATTCTCAATAGAACCAGCAAGCATTGCATTTGTAATACCAAGAGCTTTTACTTGTAATGTATCGGTATCTATCTCTATAGAACTATCATCAACATTTACAGAAAGAGTTGGAGTTTGTGCTTCTCCAGAAGTAACATCTATTGCTAGACCATCACCAGCAGTTATACTTTGTACAAAGTCACCTACTGTATCTGTTGCTAAATCAACTGCGTCATTAATCCATACGCTTCCGTTATATCTTAAGAAATCTCCGTTTTGTGAACTTGTAAGTGTTACATCGTTCATTTCTGCTAATGTATCTTCAGTAGCTACTTGTGCATCTACATAAGCAGTAGTTGCAACTTTAGTTGAATTATCTCCAACTGATTGAGTACTAGCCGTTACACCATCAGCAAGTATAGATGTTGCGGTTACATTACCTGTTAAATCTCCTGCAACATTTCCTGTTACATTTCCTGTAACATTTCCTGTTAAGTTACCTATAAAGGTAGAGGCAACAAAAGATTCTGAGCCAACAGTCCATCTGTTGTTTGTTTCGTCCCATACAAGAGTTACATTAGAGTCATCTCCTCTTTCTATCTCTATACCAGCATCTACAGTTGCAGAGCCAGTAGCATTAGAGTTTAGAACTATAACATTATCATCTACTGTTAAGGTCTCTGTTTCTAATATTGTTTGAGTTCCTTGAACAGTTAAGTTACCTGTAATAGTTAAGTCGTTACCTATAGTTACATCGTTTGGCAAACCAATTGTCAAAATCTGACCACTAGCACTAGTTTCTATTTCGTTAGTAGTACCTTGAATTGTAAAAGTTTGTGAGTCTAAATCTACTGCACCAGTTCCTGTATCACCTGCAAAATCAACATCTTGTGCTGTTACATCAGATAATAAAGCAACCGTTCCAGTTGCGTCTTGAAAAGTTATTGTTCTGTCTGCTGTTGGGTCTGTTACTACTAAAGTAGCCTCAAAAGAATCGTTAGTAGCTCCCTCTAATGTTAAGGAAGGACCACCTATTGTTAAGTTAGCAGTTTGTATGGTATTAAATTCTACAGAGTCAGCTGTCCCTAAACCTAATGAGTTTCTAACTGTTGAACCAGATTCTGTAACAAAAGTAGTTCCATTACCAACAATAAAATTAGAATCAGTTGGTGTTAATCCAGATAAAGCTTGTAGTTCTGCGTCATAACCTTGAATATCTGTTCCGATTTCTAATCCAAGAGCTGTTCTAGCAGCTGAAGCAGTTATAGCACCTGTACCACCATCACTTATTGAAATAAAGTCCGAAGCTTGAAACTCTGAAAATTCGGATACGTTACCATCTGTATCGAATATATACCTAATTGGGCTTTTCGCGGCCATTATAAATTACTTTCTGTCATATCTATTTCTAGTGTTCCAAGTGAACTTCCAGACGAATTTTCACCCAGAGAGAATGATAAGCTGTTGTCACCGGACGCAGGCATAGTTATTTTATGAGTAGTACCATTTGCTTCCTTACAAACAACTGCTCTAGCGCTAAAACCTACTGATGAACCTCCACCACTTACGTTAACACCGCTAACTGTTTGGTTAAAGAAGTGATTTTTGAGAGGCATTCCAGATATACTTCCGTCACTTAGCCTTGTTGGTATTCTACCACTCATACTTAAAGTTCTTGGTAACTTGGTTTTGAAGTTAACTTTTTTATTAGCGGTATCTGTACTTATTTCTACAATATTTCTGTCTGTTACAGAATCAAAATTTATTGCATCACTTGATTGACTAGCAGATAGTGTAGATTGACCAGACACACCAATAGATGTGATAGCGTTCTGATTTGTTTCGCCTGCTTGACTTGCCTCAAATGTAATTTTGTCATTATTTTCATCAAAAGATAGAGATATACCACTACCAGCAACAAAGGTAAGTGTATCATTTTGACTATCTGCTGTAATTGTATTACCAGATGTAGAACCTGCACCGTCTAATGGTGCTATAAATTTAAAGGTATTGTGTGCAGTACTATCACTCGATATAGTTACTGTACTACCAGATGTTGCAATATCTATACCAGAACCAGCAGCAAAAGTTAATGTATCACTAGTAGAGCTAGCTTGTATGTTTACTTCGCCAGATACAGAAATATTAGAAAAAGCGTACTGGGTAAAATCTACTGTCTGCCAAGATAAATTACCACTTCCATCACTAGATAGAACTTGACCTACAGAACCTGTATCTCCATCAATAGACATTTTTCCAGATAGGAAGTTAATTGTTCCATCTGTTTCTATTTTAAAATGTGCATTTGAATCAGTACCTAAATAAATTGGATTACTACTAGATGTACCAATTGATAAAGCACCATCAGAAAATATAGACTTACCGTCAAGATAAAGTATATCTTGAAAAGATTCTATCTTAGTTGTATAGTTTTGTGTTTGAAAACCTTGAAAAGAGTGAGTAAAAGAAGTAGATGTTGCCATCTCCTCTGATGTATGTGTATGGTTAGTCTGTGTCATCTATGGGTTCTCCGTACTCGTCAACTGAATCTTCCCACTCTATATCTTGTAGGTTTTCCCAAGCACCCCCCATTTTTTCATAGATGTATCTCAATCTAAATATTTCATTTTCTATTTGTGTTTGTTTTTCTTTCCATTCGTGATACATAGAATGATTCTCGTCCAACATATTTATATTGTGAGCAAATAAAGCTCCTTCCAAAGCAAACATTTGGTCAAGTAAATAAGCTAACTTATCGCCATGACTATGTAATCTATAGTCAAAATTATTATTTTTTTTTGGTTTTGGCTCTTTTTTAGGCTCTACTTCTTCAGCCATTATTCACCGAATTGTTCTGTATATTTAGCTTCTAATGTATTAACTTTTGATTGTAAATGATTTATGGTTTCTTCATCTTCTTCAATATTTTGAGCACCATACAATATTTCACGAGCTTGTTTTATTTGTAATAATAAAAGAGCTTCTTTTTCTTGTTCTGTTAATTCGTGCATTATCCCTCCAACGCTTCTAGTCTTAATTGTAACTCATCATTCTTAGCTGAGAGTTCTTGTATTGCTTTTACTAAAGGAGCAATTAATTCTGTATATCTAACTCCGTAATCATCACTATCCTCTGTGTACTCAACTAAAGCAATATCAATATTTGGTTCTGGTGGTGTTGTATATAAATCTTGTGCAATAAAACCAAAATTTATAGCTTCATCTTCCCTGTCTTTCATTTTAAAAGATTTAGGTTCTAAAGACTTTATATAATCTAAGCCATAAATAAGGTCCTCAATGTCTTCTTTTTTTCTTTCGTCTGAAGATACATTGGGTGAGTTTTGTAGATAAAGGTTCTTCCACCTTAAAGAACTAGTAGGAAAACCTAGGTTTCCATTACTTGTATTTGGAAATAAATTACCAACAGTTATAGAGGATGATGTTACTGTTGAGGTAGACACAGAAAAAGCACCTGTTCCTGAATTAAATGAATAACTACTAAAAAATCCTTTAGATGGAGAGTTTATTTGAGATATACCAGTACCTACAGTTGAGTGACCAACATGGCTTGTTAAAGAGTTTGTTAGAGAAGTAACAGATGATTCTGTTGCAAAATTTGTTGAGTGTTGGTCGTTATTATGACTTGTAGAAGCATATCCAGATAACCAGCTAGCATTCGATGCGTGAGCGTGATTACCAATATTTGATATATCTGATTCTGAATGAGAGTGAGAACCAACAGAATCAGTTTGAAATTCTAAACGACCACTTGAATTTACACCTAATTTTTTATTTGTACTAGTACTACCATTTATTTCAATTATTGGATTTAACCCAAGAGGGTCAGAAAAGTTAATTCTTGTAGCTTGTAATTCTATTTCGTCTTGTGCAGCATCCAAAGCAAGTTTTATTTTTCCAGATAACACACCATTTTCAATAAGGAATTGAGTTGTAGAATCAGCAGATATTTTACCCGTAAACCCAGCGCTTGTTATAAAATCTATTTCACCTTCTTGGTTGTTGTTGTCAGTTATTTCAATTCTTGTTCCAGATGTTGATGTTCTTAATCTACCACCGTTAAAGTCTAAATCTCCCTTAAGCTCTACACCTAAAAGGTCTCCTCTAACATTTACATTATTAAAATCTGCACTACCATCTGACTGTATTCTCCAACCAGTACTAGCAGAATAATTACCCGATATAGTTCCACCAGAATCTATTGATATATTTCCAGAAGATAAATCTGTTGAACCTATTGTCCAACCACCGATAGTTCCAGATGATGATGTTATTGCACCTGTAATAGTTGCAGAGGTCGCAACCATATTTCCAGAGGTGTCAACAGTAAATGTTCCGCTACCTAAATCTATAGACGAACCATCTATTTCTCCACCGTCTATAATGTTTGCAGTCAAAGTTCCACCAGTTATTTGTGTGGCAGAAATTGTTCCTGTAAAGTTACCGTCTACACCAGATAGTGTTCCTGTGAATGTACCACCTGCTGCACTTAAATCTCCAGAAAATGTACCGCCTGCTGCATCTAAATTTCCTCTAAATGTTCCTGTTTCAAACTCAACAGAGCCATCAGATTTTATAATCCAACCAGATGTATTTGTTACATAATTATTACTTCGTATTGTTCCCAATACAGGGTTTGATGGGTCGGTAGCACTATCTGTATCAATTATTATTTCTTTACCACTAATAGTTCCTGCTGTAATTTTAGCAGCAGTCATAGTGTCTATTTTTGCATCAGTTACTTGTGCTTCACCAATTTTTATAGTTGTAATTTCTGCGTCTGCGATATACTCTTTAGTTATTAATTCGTGTTCTGCTTGTTGAGCAGTAGATGGGTCAGATTCATTTCCAGCTACATCAACTGCTGTAAGTTTGTAATACCATGTACCTGCTGTACTAACAATAAAAGTATTTATAGCTGTTATTTCTCCGTCTATATGTCCAGCTCTTGCTTGTATCTCTCCAACAAAAGTACTAGCACTAGGAGTAAAAGATGAGCTTGTGTTTCTATACACATTCAAATGGTCAATATCTCTAGGTAAAGTAAAGTTTGTTGGTGAGTTTATTGCATTACCATCTGCATCTTCAGCAGCTGCTAATTTATGAGATATTTGTATTTGTGCTGCATTAGAAGCTATTGCTCCAAAAGTTCCTGTAGGTGCTACAGGTGCAGGTGGTATAGTACCGTCAACAGGCATTTGTTCTGCTGTAATAATAGAATAGCCAGCAGAAAAACCAGAGTTATCTATAGCTTGTACTCCAAACTCATAAGTATTACTTACACCTAATCCTTTAATAACTGTTGTAGTAGTTCCAAAGGAAACAGATAAATATTCATAATCTGTGACTTGATTGTCGTTACTATCTATAAGATTGTTTCCGTCAACATCTGTAACTTGTCTATACCTAACACGATACATATTACCGTCAGTAATTCTTGAACCGTCTGTGTTATTTGGCTCAGTCCAACTTAAACGAGCAAAAGCAAAAGGTCTACCACTACCATCTTGATAAGTACCTTTTGCTACTGTTAAGTTAGTAGGAGCGTCTGGTACATGATATTCGTTAGTACTTCCAATTGAAACAATTGAACCAGTAGCTCTTAAATCTTCATTTATATTTGGTGTAGTAGAACCTACTTCTATTTGAGTACTTCCTACTTCAAAATTTGTGTAATCAGTTATATCTGTATAGTTACCATTAGCATCTCTGTAATAAACCCCCATACCTTCTGATATAGGAAAAGATAAACCCATTATTCTAATTTTTATAGGGTTTAGTATTTGACCTTGATATGTAATTTCATATCTATCTCTGTTTTCTAGTGTTGCCTCATCTTGTGTATCTTCAAAACCTACTTCTGGGTCGTATACATAGATAACATCTCCAACACTAATATCTCCCGATATGTCATAGTCTGATAGACCTACATTTAATGTTTTATCTATTTTGTTATATTCATTAAGGTAAGCTTCTGCTCTAACATCTCTTAGATTATCTGGTATTTCATTTTCTGCTAAAATCTGTATTCTCTCTAAAGGATTGCCAAACAAGTCTTTATATGGAATGTTCTTAGCATCAGCTTGACCTAAGTTAATTTCTTTTCCATTACCGTTTGCAATAAGTTCTACACGACTTACATAATCTTCTGCATTAAACTCTGTTGTTAAATCAAAACCATCATAACCTTTAATTGAAGGGTCTTGCCCAGATAATCTTCTTACTATAATTCCTTGGGGTTCGTTATCCTCATGACCAGTAAACAAACTAGAAGCGGGGCCAACATCTAATGTACCGTTATTATTAATTTTAAACTCAGCGCCTAGTGCTGTTGCTACTGTTTTTAGAGCTTTATACGCTCCTTCTAAATAGTGTTTACCTGTATAAGTTTTGTTAGATGTTGTAGCTACAGGTGCAGAAGTACTAGGAGTAAATGCGTCCCAATACTTTGCTGCACCTCTAGTTACAACTATTCCATCAAGATAACCTTCAAAAAAGTTTCCGTCTTGTCCTTTACCAATCTGTAAAGAGTCTGAACTAACTCTGATAAATAATTCTGGTCTATCTTCTTCTGCTACCTGTACACCATTTTTATAAGTTCTAAACTTATTGCCTTTATGTGAAATAGCAAAATGATTCCATTGATTTAAATCAATAGAACCCATATCTATATTTAAGTCTTCATCTGTTCCATATCCATTACCATCGTGAGTAATAAAAGCTTTGTTTCTTCCATTAACAGCTTTACCAAATATCCATGGAGAGTATGTATCATTGTTTCTAGCCATGACGGTAGGATTACCACTAGAAGATGTTCTATACTCCCACCATTCGACTGTAAACTCTTGATAAGTTAAATCTAATTCTGGTCTATCTGCTACGGTTACAAATCCGTCTGTACTTAGATTAAGACTTGTATTTCCATAATTTGCTTGGTCACTAGAAATATCTGCTGTTCCACTAAAAGTAATAACTTGATTAGATGTAAATACAGAGCCATCAGTAGTAGTAGTATCTCCATTGCTTCCCTCAAAATTTAAAAGAAGTACTGTGTCGTCAAAAGAAACTTCTGTTACTGTACCTTTTCTTACTGCTCTTACATTTCCTGCTTCATCTCTTAGTAGTCCATTAGGTGTTGATGTATTTCTATCTAGTACATCATCTAAAGTATCTCTCTGATAATCTCTAACAGCACCTATACCAGCATTTCTTGCAAGCACTAAACCTCTAGAATCATTATCTCCTAGATAAGTAAGAATACCTTTACCACCTATTTCAATTCCTTCTTCACTTATTTCTTGTGTTTGAACAATACCTACATATCTTGCTAAATCTCTTACTTGAGCATCTGTAAATTCATCTGGGTTTATTCTTGTTGGAGTTAAGACAATATTTCCCCATGGAACCATTGCATTTATAACTGAATTAGGTGTGGTCTCTAAACTTAAGGAAACATTAAATGTTCCCGGAGCCATTAACTTTTCATTTACACTCATGACTTAATTGACCTTACATACTCATATATATAATCAAGATAAGAATCTCTAACATTGTCTGGTGTATTTTCACCAGCAGAAGAAGAGCCGTTTAAGGCATATCCTACAAATGCTTTCATTTGAGTAGCTGTAAGGTAAATCCCACCATCACTTGTGTCTGCTGTAAATGTATTAGGCGAACCTAATAAGTAATAATTTCCTTCACTATCATTTGAACTAGAAACTATATATCCTGTTGCAGAAGTTGATGCCTCTGCCGTAGTTCTTTTAATTGTTATACGGTCAGCAGTTCCGTATGAATTAATTACTAAGCTAAAATATCTTGAACCTCTTCTGAGAGAAACATCAAAGGTTAATCTTCCTGTTCCATTTGTTTCTGAGTTTGCTGTAAATCTAACTGTTACACACTCTGGATAGTTTTTAATTATTTGTACTGTCTTCCAACCATCCCATTCAGTTTCAGAAGAACCTTTAGATACAGCAAATTCTTTATCACTTCTCCAACCATCGCTTTCCCATAAGCTGGTTGTAAATCTTGACTGAGTGTTACTATTTGTTAACTCCATTTTTATTAGACCATTACTTATAACAGTCTGGTCTACATTTGTATTAGGGCTATATAGTCCACATCTAACTCTACTGTTAGTTGATATCTCGCAAGCACCTTTTAGATAATCTTCTGGATTACACTCAAATTCTATATTGTCGGTTCTTATGTTATCTCCACTAAAGTATTTAAGAGTTACTGTAGAAGTACCATAAGAAGCAATTCTATCTTCTTGTGCAGGAGGATTTCCTGTACCTACTGAAGGTATGTGTATAGAATATGCACCTACAGGTGGAGAAAAGAATTGTGAGTCTGTAGAAGTTACACTATGGTCATTATCTAAAACACCACCAGAAAATTGTGATTCAAATCTTAGTTCTCCGGGATTACCTAAAAAGTTCAATGAGACATTGTATTTCATACCTGCACCAAAAAACCTGTCAATGTTAACATCTGCGCTCTCTATTTTTACATAAGCAGAAATTGTTGTATCACCTGTGTAGGTAAAAGGATATACTATGTCGTAATTAGCCATAGAGACTAATTCATCTCTTATGTACTTTGCTTCTGATACATCTAAACCATTTGCACCTGTAGGAGCAATTGTTCCACTAAGGGTATAATTTCTTGTTTTAGCACCACCATTGTAAGCTAAGTTAGATGGAGATGTAAAAGTTAATCTACCTATTGTTACTGTATTAGCCATTAGCACATATCCTTTGCTCTACATTTTTCACAGTACTGATATTTAGGTCCATAAAAATAATTACCACATTTAAAATCTGATTTACAAGCTTTCAAGTAATGTTTTTCTTTGTTGTCTATCATTTTAGTGTCCATGACCTGCTGCTTCTAAGTAAGCTAATCTAGTTTTTAAATCGTTAAGTTCCCACAAACTATTAGTAACGACTTGAACTTGTGTTTCGGCTCTAGTTATTGAGTCATTAAGGTCTTGATACTCCCACTTTTCTAGTAAGTAATATCTATCTAAATCAAACCCACCATCTCTAACCTGTTGCTCTAAGTTATATAAGTTAGCTTGTAAGGTAGCTATCTCTTCATTAAACTTGCCAACATTCTGTGCAGCTATTTCTAAGTCTTCTATTTTTTCATAAAGAACTGCAATATCATTTGAAACCATTGTGTCTTGTTTGAGTTGTTCAAACTCTATTTCTATTCCAACCATTCTTTCATCAATACCTTGAAGTGTATTAACTATTTGTCCGACTGATTGCACTCCTGCACCAATTGAACCCATAAGGGCAATAGCTGTTGCAACTAAACCTATATTATCTTTTATCTTCTTTATCATTATCTATTCCTTAAACCTGTACCGGAGGTTCCTTCCTTTTCTAGCTTCATAAGTTCTTTTCTTATATTTATAGCAGCTTTTCTTGCAGAAAGTGGGTCTGCTGGTAAACCTGTAATATTGACATCCATGTGAGCAACATTAATTCCGCCTACTCCTCCACCTGTCTTATTAGAAAATACTGATGTACCACCCGGTGTTGACATAATAACTTCTGGTCCTCTTTCACCAACTATTGATGTTCTACCAATAGGAACATTACCACCTGTGTAATTGTTCATTGTTCGTTCACCAAATTGATGTAAGGTGTATTGTCTTTTATTTACATCGCTAGTGTCACGAGGTGTGTAGTTTATATCAAGATTATTGAAATAGCCTGCTTGTTTTTGCATTTCTGCATCTATGAAATCAGTTATTTCTTTTATGTCAAACAAAGCTGTTCTACCAGCTAGAACCATATCCTCAACTTTCTTTTTGTAGCTAGCCTCAACTGTAGTCATTGCATCTAATGTTGATTGAAGTATTGATTCTGGAATGCCTATATCTTTTGCTAATTCAGTAATGATTCCTTGTAGTCCCGGATATTTTCTTGTAAGCTCATCTATGATTAGTGCATTTTTTTCAGTTTGCAGTCTTGCTTCTATCATTGCTTCAGCTAAGTCATGCTCTTTATCAGCATATTTTTCTACAGCATCTGCTTCTAAAGACTGGGCTGCTGCTACGGCTTTTATTGCTTCCACAACTGACGGGTCAAGTCTTTTCTTTTGACTCTCAAGTACTTTAAGTTGTGCGTCTGCAATTTTTTCTTGAAGATTTAAAATAGCAAGTTCAGCATCTGATATAGGATTTTCTAAATCTGATAATTCATCTTTAGCTGCATCTAAATCTAACTGTTCAGCTACTCCTTGCTCAACAGCCATTTCTAAAAATTTAATTTCTTTCTTTTTATCTCTAATTCTTATTTTGTCACGATTAGACATTGTACCTTCAATTTTATCTCTCATTCTCTGTAGATTTAATTGAGCTTGTAAAATTGCTAATTGCTCATTATTGGTTACAACACCTTCTTTACCAAATTCAGCTATTGCTTCTGAAAATCCTTCTTGTGCTTCTGTAACTTCTAATTGTCTAATTTGCTGCTGAGTAATAACAAAACCATTAGCTACAATATCAGCAGTCATTTCAACCATTTCTTCTTGAAGGTCTGCTATTCTTTCTTTAGTTTCTTCTTCTTGTCTTGCAATGTTAAATATTTGTAAAGCTGCTTCTGCTTGTTGTCTTTCTAACTCTAATTGACCTTCAGCTTGGACTGTAAGATTATTATTAACTTGGTCAATATATTCTGTATTTGTAATTAATCTTTCTTGTTCATTTATAAAAGTTTTCAACTGTTCGTCATTAAAAGTTAAGCTTCTTAACTCTGGATTATCTCTGGTTAACATATTTTGAATGTCAGCAATAATGTCTCTTTGTGCTATTAATTCTGGGGTATCTTCTTCATTTCCAATATTTAATTTTTCTAATTCTTTTAACTTTGACAATTCTTCTGTTAAGGTTAAAGCTAATCCAATACTTTCCTGTAAAGGTAAATCAGTTAAAGCTTTAGATAAAGGAACAAATCCAGATTTAGCAAGACTTATAACTGTTGTTCTTAGGAAATCTGCTCTTTCATCAGCTTTTTCCATTCCAGTTAACATTTGGTTTAAATTCATTGGTGCTATTCTTCCGAAGTCTTGAAGCACTGAGTTTAAATCTCTGAATTTATTTATATTATCAGTTACTTGGTCTGATAGGGCAAATGTAGCTTCTGCTAATTGTTGAGCAGAGTCTACTGAATTTTCTTGCTCTCCATCTAATGCTTTTAATAAATCAACATAACTTAAAGTTCCGTCAAGAACATCTGTCAAAGATATGGCTACTTCGTCTTGTCTAGTATCTAATTCGTTATAAGCGTCTACATTTTCTTGTATAGTATCTTTTAATGCTTTTTCACTTACATCTGTTTCTACAAGAGCTTTTTGAATAATTTCTAATCCTGCTGCGTTTCTTCTTAAAGTTTCAAATTGTGCATCTTGAGTTTCATTGAGTTCCAATGCACCAGCATTTAAATGTCTATTAGTTCTAACAATTGGCTCTATTGTTTTTGAATAAAGTTTGAACGCATCTACACCCTTAGCCTCTAGTAATCCTAAAGTATCTAATAACTGGTCTGGTGTTAAGGTTGATAATTCTTCTAAAGATAAACCTACACCTTTTAAACCATCATTTAACTCTGATGCAGCTTCGTTTGCTGTGTTAAACTGAAAAGCTTCCAATCCAGCACCAGCGACACTAACTTTGATGTCCTCTCCTAAACCAGAATTATAAAAATCAGTAATAGCACCGCCAACATCTTCTAATGATTTTTGTGCTTCTTCAGCAGATTCTCCATCTATCCCTGCTTGTTTAAAGAAATCTATCATAGATTTTTTCTTTATCTGCTCTTCTATTTCCCTAAGTTTATCGAGTTCTGCTCTCAGTAAATCTAATCTTGCTTCCGACATATCTTCTGAATTTATTAAGTCTTGTAGTTCCTTTTCTTTATCTGCTACTTTTTCTGTTATGCTTGCAACAGCTGCTCTATTTGCTAAAAAACTTTCTGAAGCTCTTCTAGCAGCTTCTTGTCTTCTGGTAAATATAGTATATGCAACAGTTATTGCAGCAAGAGCGACTCCTAATCCAATCATTGAAAATCTTAAGCCAACCATTGTTTTTTGTAAAGCTTTTGCTGTTTTAGTAGACCTACTCATATTTTTAGCATTTCTTTTTATTCTTTTACCTAAGTCCTCAACAGTAATACCGTTAGCTAATGCAATAGCGTTGTAAGTTTTAGTTGCCGCTCCAAGTGCAGCAGTTGCTGCTGTCATAGAAACAATAATTCCAAACAAGACTTTTACACTTGTTCCTACACCTTCAGATGTTTCACTTGTATTTTGGAAACCTCCAATTAGAGCAGACAATGTGGTAACAAGAGCTTTTGCAGTAGGTAGTAATTCATTACCTATTTGTATTCTTAATTCCGTAAGCTCATTCATCAAAAGTTTTGTTTCTGATTTAAATGTCTCGAATCGTTTTTCTGCTTCAGTAGTTAATGCTATGTTTGCTTCAAAAGCACTATTAGCAGTTGCAAGAGTATCTGTTAATAGTCCTTCTGCTTCACCCACAGCAAGTAACGCTCTGATTGTTCTCTGTTGTTTAAGACCTAATTGGTCAAGAACTTCAATAACATTTGTACCTGCTTTAGAAGCAGAAGCTAATGATGTAACGAATAAGTTAAGAGCTGAAGCTGGGTCTACTTTAGCTAAGTCTTGAAATTCTTTTGTTGTTAAGCCTGTAGTCTCAGCAAATACTTCTAACTGTCTACCACCTGTAGCAACTGCAATTTGAATTTGTTGGAATACACGAGCCATAGCTGTACCACCAGCTTGTGACTGAACACCGACTGCTTGAAGTGCTGTTGCAATACCTAAAACATCTGCTGCTGTAGCACCAGCAACTTTACCTGCTGCTGCGAGCCTCAATGCAGTAGAAAGTATCTCATCTTCCAGAGCTGCGAAGTTGTTACCTAAGTCAACTAATGAAGAAGCTAATCTATCGAAACTTTTACCTTGTAATCCAAATATCTGGTCAAGTCGTGCTAATGATAGTGCTGCTGATTCTGTTGACAGTCTTGTTGCAACACCTACCTGTGCAATAACTTCAATAAATTCTTCTAGGTTCTCAACTCCTACACCTAACTGACCACCAAGTTCACCAATTTGATTTAACTGAGTTACAGCAACTGGTATATCTTGCGCTAGTTGTCTTACTTGAAGTGCTAGTGTACTAAATTGTGCTTCGGTTGCATCTACAGTTTTTCTAATACCAGCAAATGAATCTTCAAATTTAGAAGCAGCACCTACTGTTAAGAACATTGCTCCACCTACTGCGGCAAGAGCACCAGCCATTGCACCAGCAGCACCAGAAACCATAGCGTTTGTATGTGCAGCTTGAGTTGTTAACTTCTTCATAGACTTTTCAGTCTGTTTAGCTGCTTTGTTTTGTACTTTAGTTTGTACTAATTCGTAAGTTACTCTTAAATCTTGATTCATTGCTATCTATTAACCTTTGCCTGTAATTCCAGATTTACCACCAAGAAACTGGTCTATAGAAACTCTCTCTCGAGGTTTGTTATGTCGATTGTGTTGTCTTTGAAGCATTCTTCTAGCTTGTTTACTTTCTTTGTTATACTCTTCTTTACGGAATACTTTTCCAGTTTCTTCGTCAATAGTAATTTGGTCTTCACGAAGTCGGCCGTAAAAAACTGAACCATCTGCGGGTAAGTTTCTTAATAGTCTAAGAAATTTACGATATTCAACATCTTGAGGTTTATCAATGCCGTAATACCTAAGAAAGTCTGCTTCTACTTGTCCCCAGTAACTTAAAATGTCACCTGGAGACCAAGTTATTTTGGGCTATCACCCTCTTCGGCAGCGGCTTCTTGTGCTTCCTCAACTTCTTCTGGTGATGCTAGTCCGTAAGCTTCTAATAACCATACAAGTATGTCATTAAGCTTCTCCCAGCCCACACCATCATCTAGCATTGAGTTGAAATTATCTTTACCCACTATTGATTCCACCCAGTCCGCAATTGCTGATAGGTCTTGGTTGTTTCCGTCTTCGGCCATCTTCATTTGCGAAAGGACTGCTTTTGCAGGTAAGGTAGCTGGTAAATCGTATGTTTTTCCTGCTACCTTCATCTGCAATTTTAATAAATTATCGGCTTCTAAAGCCTCATCAAAGTCTTTAAACTTTTCCACTTATATTCTCCTATCTAATTTTTTAGTTAATATCTAACTCGTCAGTATCGTTAGTGTTATCTATGACTCTGAACAAGTAGTATGCACCACTTGTAGAACCAACATTTAAAGTTGAATCTGGAACAAGAAGTTTAAATTCTGTTGCCAAACTAACTTTTGCTGGAGCCTTTTGGTGACTCATTGCGAAAGAACCAACATTCACTGCTCTAGGAATGTGGAACTGTCTGTCTGCACCAGCTGGACCATCTGTGTGTAATACCATCGCATATTCTGTGAAAGTATCTGACAAAGGTGGGATATATGAATCATATCCTGTATCAAAATCGCTACCAGTGGTTTGTGTTGTTGTAGCAGTAATTGTATCTTCTGCTTTAACACCGCCACCCATTGCGATTTGAAGTTTGTCAATACCAGCTTGTGATAGTTCACCAGTTAGTCTTACTTCTTGTGCTGACTTAAGAGTCTTAATAGGGTCTACTTCTTCGGCAACCATAACATCTTCAAAAGTTTTATCAACTTCTAAAGTCCAGCCATCTTCAGAATAACCAACTTCTGAAAATGGAACTGATAGTGTTGTAGGGTTTTCCCATGCGCCGCTGTTATCGGCTGGGAATACTAAAGAACTTGTAGTCCTATCTGCGTAATAGAGAACACCTGTACCTATTAATACTTCGGATATAGTACCGCTTGTATTGAAGCTCATTTGTTATCTCCTAACATATCTTATACTTATACTTATCAGCTGAGCTCAGCCGACTTTTTCAAGTCGATTTCAGCTTTGCCGGTTATTCTTCTTCAGCAATAAAGAAGTCTTCCACTACCTCTTCAACAGATTCCTTGTCGTCCTCTGCTGTAGAGTCGTCTAGTTTTTCCTCATCAGCTATTAAAACAGAGATTTTTTGTGTTCCCTGTTTATAAGTAGCATCTTTAAGGCGCTCCCAGACGGCCATGTCTATCTCTGCCCATCCCTTGTGACTAAAGACTATTCCTGTTACAGTATCTCGAACAGTTGTCTTCTCTAGCAACAAAGGATTAATTTTTACTTTTATCTTCTTCATATCAATCTAGTCCTCGGTAATACATTATTAATGATAGCTGATAATGTCCTAATCCGGTGTCAGTCTCCTCTATGCGAGAAGGTAATCCTTGTACCTCCATGCTGTAAATAACTGCTGCTGTGTTAGTTGTAGGAGTAACAACTCTTGTACTTTTCATTTTAAAAGCAGATTCAGCTACAGCATTTGCTAAAGCATAAGCGTTTGCATAATCTGGTTGAGAAGTAGTTCCTCCACCACCCCAGCGTCCTGCATAAGCATCTACTGTTATAGCAGCTCCAGTTACAGCTGCTTCAGATGTAGGAGACATAAGTGTTCCTCCTGCATTAAATATTGTTAAAAAAGGTAATTCTGCACTACGAGGTAATCTAGTAGCTACTCTTGAACTACATAAATTTGTTATAGCTGTTGTATTGATACACCATTCACGAAATATAATTTCTGCATCTGGTGGAAAATTCTGATTTTGGTCAAACTGTGCGCCTACTGCTTTTATACCCATAATTATTTATCCTACCACTTAACCTTCATCTGGAGAGTTATAGAAAAAAGATGCTGCTGATATTATTTCTTCATAGTTAGCATTTTCAACAAGTGCTCTAGCAGCTGCTTGAGCAGATTTATTTTGTTTCTGTAAAGGTCGTTTTGCTCCAGATTGATATCTTTTATCAGTAGGACTTCCACTTCTCTTACTACCACCTTTTTTAGTTCCTTTATTCTTTCTTGTAAATGTAACTTCATATGCTCCAGAGCCGCTTCCTTTGCTACCTCTACGAACACTAACATTGTAGTTTTTACTTATATAGTTTGAAAGTCTTTGACCACTAATTTTTCCAAATCCTGTGTTTCCAGATACATCGAAAGTGTCAAAATCAACATAATCAGAAGCTTGTGTTTGATTAAAAGCTCTTTTACTATTTTGTTCCCCAAACATCTCAACATTGTTAAGAAGACCTGCTCTTGAAGCACCACCGCGTGTTTTACTAGGATTTTTATCAGTAAGTATGTTTGTAAGAAACTTTTCTCTAGCTGATACTCCACCTTTAATTTTTCCAACATTTTTAAAGTTAACAGTTGCTGTGATTGAATCGGGTGCAAACTTAACACCAATAGCATCCTGTAGTTCTTGAGAATAAGCAACTCCATGAGTATTATGTACTTTTACACCAGCTATATCATGTTTTTTATTATATTTGTAAAATCTTCTATTTCTTCCAGCTACATTTTCTTTTTTTATACCTTGGCTAAAATGTCTGCCTGTTCCTTTTCTATTCATAGCTGCCAACAAACTTTTAGGTTTGTAACTTATTCTTCCGTCTTTTTCAATAGCTAAACCTTTTTTCTTAATCATTTGGTCATATCTGCCTTTTTCACTAAGTATGTTATTCATAAGTTCTACTGGATTTTTTACTCCTCCAACTCTAGGAGCTTTCATTTGCACTTTTACTTTGGCACCATCAAACTTCATATTGTTAACTGCTTGAACGCTTCTAGGTCACAAACAATGTTGGTGGTATATATTTTTTGACATCTTTTACTACTGGTTTGTTTTCTTTTCTACTCCAGCTAGAAACTTCGTTGTGTAATTGGTCCACCGTATTCTACAAGCCATATCCAAGGAAATAAATCTGCTGTTACACCATTTTTTCTACTTGTTCCAACCCTTACATCACCTGTAAATATTTGTTGTCCCATTTTGCCTTTTTTAGCTTTAGGTACTTTTGCACGATTTGTATGTACAGATTTAAGTAATAGTTCTCTAGCTCTACCGGGTTCTGTGAATCCAAATATATCCATTTCAACATATTCTTTAGAAATTACTGGGTTTTTCTTAGTTCCAGTATTTGAGTAACCTTTAAGAGTTTTAAGTTTATAATTTTCATCAAAACTCATTCCGGCTTCTTCATCATATTGGTCTTGTCTTAATCTTGTATCTTTTATATTTATACCTAATTCACTAGCACCAACCCCTAACATGTATTGACCAGAAGAAATATCTGGAGCGCTTGCTCTTATAAGCTGTGCTGTTCTTTCTATTTGTAAATCTAAAACTTCTTGTATATTCATGTTTGTAACTACATGATGATAATGAGGTTGTGCATCAGAATTAAAAAAACCAGTAAGTTTTGATTCAATTTTTTTATTTGCCATTTGGTACATTGGACTCTTAGAGATATATCCACCTAACTCTCTTCTTGCTAGACGACCAAGGATAGGACCCACACTTCTTGGTACAACTTGATTTATAGCCATACCAGACAATCTACCTACACCAACTCTTGCTCCACGAAGTGCTAAAGATTGAGCGGAACCGTATTTTTTTCTAAAATCTCCGGAAGTTGCAGCAGCTATAAAACCTCCGCCACGCGCGTATGTATATGCACTTCTTCTTGCATTTTTTATAAATTGTGATTGTACAACAGCGTTAACATCACCAGCTGTTTTACCAAATTTATAAAGTCTGTTACGAAAACCACCAACTGCTCCACCTTTACGGCCAGCATTAGATTTTGGTTTATTTAGGGTTACACCCTCTTTGAAAAATTTTAAATATTGTGGCATTAGGTTCTTACAAGAGATTCAAGATACTTATAACATTCTTTTCCATATCTATCCTTTACTTGCTGAACGCTAATTATTTCATGGTATTCGCTACCTTTGACCAGTCTATCACCCGGAACAACAGTAACATTAGGTTCTATATAAATTCCAAATGTTTCAACAGTGGTATTTCTACCATCTCTATCTTCTTCTATTCCTTGGCTTTCAAACTTTGCTTTTACGCTTGTGTATGTGTCAGCCCAAGATGAACTAGGTAAACCTCTTTCATCAACTGCTGTTTCGGATACTGTTTGAATTGTGCAAGTTTCCGGTAAGTTTCTGTGTCTTATAGGCATACAACTACTTTACTACAAGATTATTGAAATTGATTTAACAAGTCTCCCATAAGAAGTTCTTTGTAAATAATACTGTAAAGTAATTTACTTTTACCCAATAGGTGTACATTATATCCTATTTGTTTGTTGTGGTCTCTAATTATCTTTATTAATTCTGGTATCAAAGCTTTATAGGTTTCAAGAATTTTATTAAAATCTTTAGACCACTGTGCTTTACCCTCTATAAATATTATGTACATTCTTAATCCGTTAAGTAACGGAAATGTAACAGCATCGTGAAATTTATAGTCTAGCTTTTTTTTCATCATTGGAAATTCGTAATGTTTTTGTTTATAGGGTAGAGATATACCAGAACTTCCTAGGGTTCCTTTTTTCTCTGACCATAGTTCTTGACCTACGACATTTGTATAATCGTATAAGTAAAGTATGTCTTTTATTATTTCTGAAAATATTTTATACTCATCTTTGTTTTTTTTATAATCTCAACAACCATGTTTTTGTCAGAGTAGCTGTTTATAGGTTGTTCATCTATTTCTGAATCGTACTTGTTATTTCTAAATAAGTTTATTAAAGACAATACTGTTGCATGGTCTAAGGTATCTTCGTATCCAGTATCTTTTAAAGAATTATCAATCCACTCAATATCTGTTTTACTTAAAGAAGCTTTGTTAACTGTTCTTATCTTTGTATTTTTTGCTTTTATAATATCTTCAGCATGCCTATTATGTAAACCAACAATTATTTCTAGTTTTATAAAACATTTTTTAGGGTAAATCAACAGCAGGAGTATTTTTTATACATTCATAAATGTGAGAGCCGTCAATAATTCCCTCTCTGTAGTAATCGTTGATTGTTACTTCCAACAAATTTCTGCTTTCTTCTATTTTAATATTTTCACAAAAAATAGTTATACCGTGGTTTTTATGATGAAATATGTTTGCTTCGCCTTCGTGTTCTTTTAAAGCTCTTAAAAAGTTTTCTTGCTCATCTTTATACACTGGAGTTTTTTTCACATCTTGGTGTATAGGTATTAACTGCTTTAAATTAGGTCTGTCAATTGCAAATTGTTTTACAGGTACTAAAGCTGTAAAGGTAAAAGTGTTAGTAGAAATTGGGTCTTTTAATATTTGATAGGACTGATAAGAAAAGAAATATCTACCATTTCCGTTTTGAATATCTTCTATTTCTTCTTTTACCATTGAAATTTTTGTTTCTTTGCTTTTTGATATTGTTTAAATGAACTTTCAGATAAATCTTTAGGGTCTTTTTCCCAGTCAATATCTACTGGTGTTTCAAACCTTACATTTTTACTTATTTGTCTTTTGCAAACTACATTATCTTTAGGACATAAAACTTCTGGGTCTTCAGTTATTTTATGTGTTATCTCATAACTTGTTTCACAGGATAAACATTTATAATCATATCTGGGCATTTCTACGCCTTTTCTTTTTATTGTTTGTCTTGTGACAATTTTTACAAAATAATTTTAACCATCTTTTGAGTTTGGGATTTTAGCTAAATCTGAATGTCTTTTTATCTTTCTTACAAGACAAACATAGTTTTAATTTTCTCATCACCAAGTTCTTCTTTTTTTTCTTTTAATACTTGTAAGCAATCAATACAGAATTTAGTATATCCGTCTAAGTATTTTTGGTTTCTTTTAAAGTCTTCTACTGCTTTCCATTGACGACAATATTTACATTCTTTCTCAATAGGGTCTTTTAAACTTTTAGCTGCTTCTTTTTGAGCTTCTTGACACGTTCGCTAAACCTTCTTCTTCTTCTATCCAGGTTTTAAATCTTTCTAGCCTATATTGACATCTTCATAAGTTCTAGGTGTAGTTAAACCACCACGACCAGTTCTAATAACTTCTAATATTGATTCGGCGGTTTCTTGATTGTAAGCACCTCGTTGAGGAACGCCAGATTCAATTCTTAATTGACGAACTCTTTCGTGTGTGACGCCCCACTCATCTGCCCATTCTTGGAGCATTTTATTAGGGTCTGCTAGAAAGAACTCCCTTGCTTCCTCGAGGGAAGGGGCTTTTCTATGTACCATACTCTATTATACAAAGAATCTGCTTTTAAATGGGTTTAATATAGCCATGTCAGCATTAGTTAAAACAGGTTGTAAATTTTGAACTACAACATCCGCAAATGCTATATCATAGTCTCCAATTCTTTCAGACAAGGCAATGTCAAAATTAGTAGGTGTAGTATTGTCTGCTAGATGACTTGAGATTTGACCTGTGTCAGCTTTAGCCGAGTTTTGTAAGGAAGTTAAAAGTAATCTACCAGAAGCTCTTGCAGCTGTTTGTTTTATTTGTTCTGGAATGTCAGCTGATTGATATCCACCAACATAAGTGACTGAAATATTTTTAGGTTTTATTCCAGACCATCTAACTACTATTCTTCTTAATCTACCGTTATCGTAATGAACATAATCTTTTTCATTACCGGATACCAATGTGTTACTGTCTTCAGAACAGAAGTAATAGACGCAATAGGAATGTGTCTTAGAAATATCTTGTTGTTCTTCCCTCAAAATACTTCTAGTAAATGTAGCTTGTTCAACATCATGACAAGTAACCGCTTAATAGCAGCATCAACATAAGGTATAAAGTATTTGTAACTGAAGCTTCAACATGTGAATTTAAATCAATTTCAGAAATGTTTCTACATCACTACGCTACAAAGAGCCATTTAGGACTCCTTTATTTTCTTCTGATGGTTTAACAGCTTTGGTTTCGACTTTTTCTTAGGAGCAGATTTTTTTATAGGTGCTGACTTTTTTCTCTTCTCAGGGTCCCCAACCTTGCTCTTTAACCATTCTTTAGATACTTCTTTACTGCTTTTGCAATCTTTGAGACCCAGATTTAGGTAGTTCTGCCATAGGACCTTCCAAATAGGACCATCATCCTTATCTTCCAAATTGTTTTTTCTGGTTTTGTATATTCTGACATAATGTTTATATTCTACCTTATAAAAACAAAAGAGCCGGTTTTACCCGGCCCTCTTGAAATTTCGCTACTAACGAATATTACATATTTGTTAGTTTATGAAAAGCTGCTTGCCTGTAAACAGGGAAACCGACTCTCATAGTAGCTCTGATTGCTAATTGATTCTTTGTAAAGAAATCGCTATGTGAATCAGATACGGCTATTTCCATACCTTGTCTCATAACGACATTAGCTGCTTCGCCACCACCGAATTTACCAACAAGTACTGTACCTGCGGAAATTGCGGTTGTAGGAACTACTTTTAGTCCCCAGATTTGTGCTGAAGGACCTGCGCCCATTCCACCTGCTGCTACGAAAAGTGGTGACTTTTCTGTATATCCAGCGGATGAAGTTCCTGCAAAGTCTGCACCTACAGATGTGACAATGTCATTCCAGTCATTAGGATGCATAATAATTGCATCTGGTTCTGTGAATGCGTTGACACGAATGTCAGTGATTGCTCCGTAGATAGCTCCAATTTTTCCTAAAGTTCCTGCATAGGAGCTAAAGTCTGTGCTACCAACACCAGATTTACCAGCGTCCAAGATTCCTTCTAAGTTTGGAGCAGTACCGTCTCCACTAAGGAGTTGGCTGTCCATACGAAGTCTAATCATTGTTTGAAGTCTAGAGTTCAAGTAACCTTGAATACCAGATTCGTCTGCTAATAATTCATCTGTAACTGGGATGAAAATACCCATTTTACGGATTGCTTCTGTTTGCTCTGTGAAAGCTAATGCTGCTTCACCGACTGCTGAACCTTCAGCAGCTTCAGCTGCATTGTTTGTGAAGGTTGTTTCCTCAAGGTATGAGAAAGCATTTTGGTCTGTGTTAATTACATCAAATAATGATATAACAGCATTAGGGTCTCTAAGAGATGTCTCCAAGATTCCAGGTTGTCTTAAGACTTCCGGTGGATATCCTGTAGTTGTTAGTGATGTTTTTGTCTCAACTTTTGAGTCAATACCTTTGACCCCTGTACCTACATAATTTTGTAGGCTTCGGACTCTGTAAATAGCTGTCCAACAGATTTAGCTTCTGAACCTTCGTTATTAGCTAACGGCATTTCTGCAACGGGTTTTGAATCTACTTCGAGAGCTTTTTCATTGGAAGCTTTTTTCTTCTCAATTGAAAGGTCTTCGACTAATCCAGCAAGTTCGTCATTTCTTGACTTAATCTCTTCTTTTTGGTCAGAGTTGTACTTGCCGTCTTCAGCGGATTCAAAAACAGATTTTAATTCTGCTCTTTTAACAGCGATTTGGTCCATGAGTTCTTTTTGTTTACTCATTTTGGGATTTCTCCAATCGTTATTGCTTATACTTCTTCTATTTCTTCGACTAAGGATTCAGCAATAATTTGCTGTGCCCTCACCCACTCAGCATCAAATTCTTCGTCAGAGGAATCAGTGTTATCTTCTGGAGTTTCTTCTTCAGCAGCTTCATCTTCCGGTTCTACATCAACAGATTCCTCTGCTGGTGCTTCTTCCTCAGTAACTTCTTCGACTTCTGTTTCAACATCAATAGTATCAGTTGAAGCCTCAGCTACCTCTTCAGATTCGGCTGGCTCATCTTCCACAAGTTCTTCATCTACTTCTAACTCCAAAGCACCCTCGGTTCCGACATGTCCGATGAACTCATCAATCTCGGTCCAAGCATCGTTTAAGTCGTCTGCGACTGCACGAAGTGCTTCGGTGGCTTTAACGCCTAATTTTCTCCCATCTTCGCCTCTGAGCATAGAAATAGCTTTTGCTCGGGCTACTAAGTCATCCAATGCAGCAAGCACATCTTTGACTTCTTCAGAGAAAGACTTGCTGTCTTCCTGTGAAACTTCTAAATCTTCGTCTGACTTTTTCTCGTCATCATATTCTTTCATACAGTTACCTCCATTACCATATTTACACTCGCCTTTACCTTTAGCTTCAGATTTTTTACCATCTTTAGCACAAGCACCACCTTCGTGATATTTGCAAGACTTCATTTCTTCTTTGTCATCTTCATCACTTTTAGAACCACAGTTGCAAGCACAGGTAGAAGAAACTTCAACTTCTTCTTCTCCACTTTTTTCTTTTGTAATTTCTTTAAGTAATTCTGTGTTGGACTTTATAGCAAGAGTATATGTATCTTGATTAGCTCCAACTAAAACAGGAGAAACTTCGTAAACTGTAAGGTCTTTAAGGTATCTAGCGTCTGTTTCACCATTTTGTGTTTCTGCTTTAGCAAACTCGGAATCGTTTACTTTATAGCCAAAAGACCATTGTTGCATATCGCCCATATTTTTTACAAGATTATAAGCTTCTTTACCAGACTCTGTGTCCATAAAAAATTCGCCTTTAAATACTGCTTTATCATTATCTTGTGCGATTGTACCTTTACCAATAGGCATGTCCCATTTGTGAGACCAAACCATAGGTACTTGATTATTTTTAAAACCAGATTTGACAGCTCCGGTACAACAACATCTCCATCACTATCAAGAGAGTTAAATAGACTGAATACTGCTTCTACTTGACCAGAGTCATCTTTTAACTCTATGTCTATATTTTTAGATTCGTTGTTCATCATACCTCAATATTCTACAATATAAATTTGTAGAAGCGCGTTTTAATTATTGTATAATATGATTTCGACTTTTAGTGTTTTATTATCTAAAGTCAGATATTATTCTGAGCTTTGAGATAAGCACTTTAACACTTCTATCTGTCTTCTGATGTTGACCATTTTCTAAACGAGCCCATACCATAACAGTTGCTTCGTCATCACTTACTGATGTAACAATACCGTGAACAATTGAAGGTGGGTCTGGGTCTTTATTGATTGACCAACTAACTGCTTGTCCTGCTCTAACTGACTCTGCTTTAGTTCCAGATTTTTTAGATGACAATGGATGTGAGCTTGGTAGTAAATCTTGGTCGTAAGGTTTTCTTCTAAACTTACCACTTCTTAATGCTCTTATAAAACCGTTAACTCTGGCCATTGCCCACTGGTCAGCAGATGTAACATTGCCTCTGACTGAACCGGGGTTAGTTCTGTATGCACCAACACCTCTGTTGAATACTGCAATAAGCATTCTCAGTGTTGCTCTATGCTTTGGATTTTTAGCAGTTATGGTCTTTTACTTTTTTAGTAAGAGCAGTTCTTACTCTACTCAGATACTGCTTTCAATAAGTAATCTTCAGCTATATTAAGAGATTTTTTTCTACGCTCTCTAATAACTTTTTTGTAATCATTAACAACTGATTTCATTTGTGAAACACCACCAGCAGTTACACCGCCCCATTTCATAACAGCAATAGTTCCGTTAAGTCTGTTATTCTTCTTGTGACGATTCATAAAGCGTTCTCTTCTCTTAACCCAGTTAAGAACTGATTCGCTTCTGTCTCCGCCTTTGTAAGCTGTCCATCTATTGAAAGCATCGTTACCAGTAAATGAAGTAGGAGGATTACCACCGGTACCTGCTCTTCTCCAAATCTCTGGCCAGTTTTCTTTTAAATCTTTAACATAAGCGTGACTAGGGAAATTGTTTATGTTGTGAGTTAGATAAACTTATTTTCTGATTATCTCCACTCTTAGGAAAGTTTGTTACTTTATCTGGTGCTTTTTCTTCTGGACTATTCAGTTTGTCTCCTTTTTCGTACATTGTTTCAGCTTCTTCTAAAGAAACTTTTAATTCCTCAATGTCTTTAGACTTTTTAGGTTTACTGACAGCTTCTTCATATTCTTCATGTGTCTTACAAGGCATAAAGACTTCTTTGCCATCTACTTCATGACTGTGTACACCAAGAGAACAACTTAGTTCTTTAGACCTTTCAATAGCTTCTGCCTGGATTGTCAAACATATCTTTATCAAGTGCAACTTTTTCCTTGGTCAAGTCTTGTAGGTGTAGTCAATACTTCTTCTTCTCTTCTGTACTCTGGAGGTAAAGTCGAGTAGTCAATGTTGCTTTAGACTCATCATCGTCATTATCATTAGTTGGTTTGTCAGCTGTATCTGTTCCACCTTCATTTAAAAGTGGACTACCATCTTCTGTTACTTGAATCATGTTAAGAGGTCTTAAATAAACATCATGTCTATTATCAGCCTCTAGTCCTACAACTTTTCTTGCTTCGCCAATTGTTACCCAACCCCCTTGTACAGCAGTGTTCATGCGTTTATAGAGGTTGTCTTTGTCATCAGCTAAAGCTCTAACGCTTCCGATATCATACTCGCAGTATTGATTATCGTTACCGTCAAACTCTGGTCGTAACAATTGATGAGTCAAATCACTCGCAACCATGTTCCACATTGGGACCATTTTTGACTCTGTAAAGAACTCTCTAAGTTCTTTCGTATTTGAATATGTAGCAGAATCGAGACCAGCACCAAGTCCTGCAAGAACAGCTGGAACGCCAAGTACAGCAGAAACTCTTTCTTCTGGTATTCTTCTTAATTCGGCTAACTTCATTTGGTCTGGAGAAAAAGATACAACTTCAACATTCATAGCACCAGATAAAACCATAGGAGCACCTCTGTTTTTACCACCAAACTTCTGCTTATACATATCTGCAATAGCTTCAGCTTCGTCTCTCGTTGGACCACCCATAGCATCATCTCTTGGGGAGAGGATTACTCCGGGAACAGCCATGTTGTGTAATAAAGCGGCAGTATATTGTCCGGCTGCTTCATCACCAGCAATTTCTCGTAAAACTGACCTTAGAGGAGCCATTCCTCTTCTCATATCATTAGGGTCAACAGATTGTCTTAAGTGAAACATATCTTTCTTGTCAATTCTTACATTGTCTTGACCTTGAAGTCCACCCTGCGGTTGATAATTGTAATGTGTAATTAATTCGTTTTGTGTACCTTTAGCTTCTACTAAATGAGGCATAAGGGGTACTAGCTCGACAACTTCACCTCTCGCGTTCCTATTCTTATATATAAAAGCGTCTCCTGCTGCATTAATTGATGTAACAATATAGTTAGCAAGTAACTGCTGTGTCATATATGGATTTGGTCTTCTAAACAATCTAGCAAGTGGATGATTCATGTCTCTTGTATAGTCTCCTTCGGAGTTTCTTTTTGAGACAAGTAATCCTGGTTCAGCAAACGATGTTGCTAAAACATTTAAACAAGCGACAACTGCTGAGTTACCAGTGCCGTCACCTACTTCTGCTATCTTTTTATGGTCAAAGTAACCAGATTCGGTGTTATAACCGTATACAGCTTGATTTAAAAATGAATATTCCTGTTGATTAACAGTAATGCCTTTTTGTTCTCTTCTTACTCTTGCATCAGTTGGTGCATTCAACCAGTCTAATGCTTTTGAAAATCTTGACTTATCTTCAGCCATTAATATGCGCTCCAGCTCTTTTTATCTTGTAGTAGTTGAACACCATACGACAAAGTGTCGATAATATCATCATGAGCACCTGCTGGGAAAGTCATTATTTCTCTCTCTACTTCTGGTAGCCAGTGAGTATCTCTTAGTAAAAATACTTCTCCCGCTTCCATTCTTGCAGCTAGGGGTAAAGCTCTTGTAACTTTATCTTTATCCGTCTTAAGATTTCTAACTCGAATACCAGCTCGTTGCGCCATCTGGATTATCGTGGTTTGAAAACCTTGGCGTTCTATACCTACATATTGTAACTTATTTTTGTGAATTGCTCGTTTTATTGCAGGTATGATGTCTGGACCTTCCATTTTCTGTCGTACCATGTCTATTATTAAAAGCTTATTATCTGGCGTTTGTGCAAAACTTGTTATAACTGTGTAATCTGAATCTTTATTTGTAGTAGTAGCTAAATCAACAACTCCGTATTTAGGTAGGGCATCTAAGTAGTATTCTGAACCATCAACAATACATTTAAGATTACCTGCTGCGTCTGGAGCAATAATATAATAATTCATCCACTCCGGCTTTAACATACCTTGACCTGCGTCAACGAACTCTGCTAAGTACTCTTGTGCAAAAACTATAGAGCCGACTTCTTTTCTAGCAGACTCTACTTCTTCGGGGTCAATCATAGGATTGTCAGTAGTAGAAAATCTAAATCGTTCCCAGTTCTCTGCATCGTCTGCATTTTCCCATAAATCAAAAAACCAGTTATCTCTACCAATAGGTGTTGAAATAAATAAAGCAGAACCTTTACGCTCTGTAAGTGTAGGTCTGAGAACTTCTGCCCATACTTCTGGTTTTACGAATGCAGCCTCGTCCATAACTAAGTAGTCAAGACCCTCTCCACGAAGTCTTTGTGGATTATCAGCAGAACGAACTGCGATAGAGCCTCCGTTAGCTAAATCAATTTGCATATTAGCTAAAGATACTGTTGGTTCTATTTCTCTAGGAAATGATTTTGCACTTGCAGCGATATCACGCCAACCAACTCTAGCAATAGAAAAAGTAGGTGCTACCCACCAAGCTCTTCCGCCCCTAAGAGCAACTTCCATACATAATTGGACACCAAGTCTTGTTTTACCAAATCGTCTACCAGCACATAGTATTTTCCAACGCGCTTCTGATTTAGCTACTTTGAGTTGTCCCTCGTGTAACGGAGGTAACTTAGGAACATACTTGTTAGTCATAGATTTCTTTATACATAATGATTGGACTGTATTGACCTTTTTGAACGCCAATAACATTACAGTCAAGATGTGCGTAGGCTTCGCCATAAGCCTCATCTTCTGTTAGTTGTTCTGGAGCATCTTCATAGATACCATCAATAACTAAATCTAACATTGTGTAGAAATCATAGATTGCTTTGCCATCAGTTGAAAAACCAAGATAGGCCTCTTCAAAATCTTCAATTATCATTGCTTTAGGATTGAACTCCTTCAGCTCTTCATAAACTTTACTCATTTCATTCTCCATTGTAATACAAGAAATCCTTTGAGTAGTGCAGTATATTCTCTTTGAGAACCAACTTGTTGTCTGCCGTCAAAGATGTCATGATGATGTTTACAAAGCATGCAAACATTCATTGGGTCATCAGATATGTTTCTGTTTGCTCCACCCATACCCTTTGCTTTTAAATGCGCCATCTCTAGCCATTTTTTAGAATTGCAATCCGGCCACTCACATGTGTAGTGAGCTCTTTGTAAAGCTTTCTCCCGAAGCTCTGAAAGATTCTTCTTACCGGTGCCTTCTCGTTTTTTCTGCCCCATTCCCGAAATTCCAAAACTATCACTTCTTCGTTTTTTAAATTCCTCGTAAGTTTCGTTTTCTGGTTCCCATCTAACACTCAAGCGCGTAACTCCTTTTAGATAAGGCTATCCCCGAAAGAATAGCCAGTGATGGGAGGATATCGGTTAGTGGAGCCGACATATTTATCTTAACATTTAAATCTAAAACCATAGGTTTTATTATAGTCGAATTAGTTCCTCTTTGTATAGATAAGCTAAAGAAATCATTCTGTCGATTACATATCGTTCAAGAACTTTTGGGTTTAGATTTGGCTGAGTCCAAGTGTCGATTATTTTTTTACTCTTGATGTAAGTTATCTGTTCCCCGTTTACTTTAAATCTCATTCCATTTTGTATATAATCTAAAGTCATTTTTTTATAGTAGCACCCAACTTTGAATATTTTTTTTTATTGCCCCTGCCCCCCAACTTTTTGTATTGGTAGAGCTAACCCTGTGCGGTCCCGCCCAACCAAAATTTAAATATACCGAGGGATGTCCCTTACCGGACGACCCACGGGCTGGCTAGACCGCTCACAGATGTTTTAATCGGACAAGATATTTTGAGAGCCAGTATCTTGAACTGTTTGTAATTAAACACACTAGAGAGATATCTGTCCTATGTCAATTTTATAAAAACAAACTTTTATAAAATTGTATGTATCTACCATTTCTGTTAATCTTGAAGAAGATAAAGTTTCCAACCAAACTTTGTCTAAATACTCGGAGGTTCTGTATGGACACGGAGCCTCTGGTTATTTCTCTCCTTTGTATCTCGCACCTGTCTTCCACTCTCGGATAGGTGTCTG